CGTCGATGCCTTCTTTACCTCCAGCACGATCAATAAAATCCCAAACCTGTTCTACTCTTGGATCAGGATGCCACCATTTATACATACGGCCGGCTGTCCAACAACACGGCATCATTAGTCCTTCAGCAGTAATAAAGATATTACCTTCTGCTGCAACTTTACATTTAATTTTACAAGTATCATAGTAATCGGCCATGCTGCCGTATTCTTTTGTTAATTGCTTTTCTTTTAATAATGCAAGATTTACATTTTCTATTTTTTTAGGCTTTGCTAAGTTTTGCGTATCTTCGCCTTTGCGATTTTTTGCTTGGTGTGTTTCTTTACCTGTGAGTTTTGCAGTACTAAAGAATCTTCCGGTTTTTTTCTTAATAAATTTTTCGCAGCCCCATTTGTTAGCAAGTGCTTCTGCTTCGTCTACTTGATGTTCGTTATGCTGGAATATAATATAATCCCAACGAGCTCTGCCGCCGGCATTTATAAATGCTCGCATATTACGTTCTACATTATCCCAGACAACATTCTGCCTGTATAAATGATTAGTGTCACTAAGACCATCCACGCTAAAAATAACAGCACCCATTCTACCAAAGACTTGGGCAAGTTCACTCCACCACGCTTCATCTTTTGCTCCTGCGTTTGTATTCATTGAGAGCCACATATTAGGATTGTGTTCTCTAAAGTAACGAAAAACTTCTAATGTGTCTTTAGCAACAATAGGATCGCCTAAGTTACCGCACATGAACATTGTTTTTAACTGTGCAATAAATTCGGGTTTAAAGATACGTTTGCAATCTTCTAAACTTAATTCTGCATTTGTAATATGAGGATTGTCTGCTCCGCCATTCATGTTTCTATCACACATAGGACATGCTGCTTGACATTTTTGTGTAATCTCTAAATGAACTGTTCTAACATCACTATAACTATACATTCCTAGTCCCAATACATTTTATTATTCTTTTGATAGAAGTATTCTTTTTCTAATTGTAACATATCATTATAGGTAAATCTATGATGAAATGTACCGTATCCTATACTTATACTAAAACGCACATACGGATCTAACTTACGCTCAGGTCTAGGTCCGTGTTTTTTATATTCAATAACTGCATAACCGCCTTCAAATTCAAACTCTATGCCAGTTTGCCAATTATCAATTATTTTTTCAAAGTCAGATATTGTAAATCTATAACCATTTACTAAAGTTTCATTTATCTTTACACTAACATCTACTCGATTTTGATCTTTGAATAGATAAATTTTTAAAGGTTGTGTAAATTTCATTCTATCACCAACTTTACCTTTTTGCCTGGGCCAGTTTGACTTGGCAAATCACCGTATTCCTCAATATACCATTTGATTACAGCTTTATACCATTGTTGACTATTATGGTGTGCTTGTTTATTAAATTGCCAAATATTATTATTTGTAGCCTGCATTGTACTCAGAGCTCTTGCACTTTCTTTTTGTAACTGTCTTAAACTTAATATTTCTAAATCTATCATGGACGTCCTATAACCATAAATCTTTTATATCCATATAATTCTTGTTCACCAGCGTATTCAAGTCGCTCCATTGGAAACTTTTTACACATATGATCTATACTATGTACGCAATTTACATGTTCTTCAACATCAAACAAGTTATTACTTTGAATAACAAACAATGGATCGCTTTCCATTGGTCTATGCACAAATTTTTGATACCACGTACTAGGCATGTGTTCGGCACTTGTATTAAACACTAAACTTGGTTGTGTTTTTTCAAATATTTCTTTGTCAGTTGTATAATTTTTAACATTATAAGTACACCCTGTTCTGCTGACCCATTCCATGTTTTTATCTAAATCGCTGCTACTTGCCATTGGTAGTTTCATTTCAACAGATTTTACTTTATAGCCTTCAATGCGCTGTGCGTTAAAAATCTTATCACTAACGTAACATGCCTCAGGATCAACGTCAAACACTCTCATTTTATTATATTGTATAACTTGCTCAAGGAACAACCGTATCTGTCCGTACCATCCACCAAGTACGTACACAGTATCAAATTCTTTTTGTATTTTTGCAAGTTCTTCCATTGCCCATATTTTACTATTTACTTGCCCTCTACTAAATGCATCTTGTAGGAAAATAGGATTATAGTTATTTCTATAATACTTGTCAAATATATCAAAAATATCATTAGTTGTTTGTTTCTTTAAAAAATGCAAAAATTCTGCAATGTTAAGATCCAATGATAAATTTATCATATTGTCCTTTGAGTACACCATTGATAAGAAAAAGTCAACAAGCATTTTTGATTCTTTATCGTTGACAAAATCAAAATATTCTTGTAAGCCGTGCAACCAGCTTATATTATCTACTGCAATTTCATTATTTACATTCATTAGCAAATCTCTCTTCTAACCAATCAAAGTCATTAATATTTCTTAATTGTTCACTGTTGTGTTTATTACGAGCACCAAACATTGCTCCTGACTTTGCACCCTGGAATGCATAATCAGCAAAGTCTCCTGTACCTTTTGTACACCAAGTAACAAGACGTTGTTGTGTTTCGTTGTCTTTTTGTCTGTCTATTACACGACTACTTAGCTTTGCACATTCTCTAAATGCACTTTTCCATGTATTAAAAGGATCAGTGTTAAATCCAGTAATGTTGCTTACTTGCATCATTGCTACAAATTTGTTACTAATACTTGTGGTCATATCAGGTTTACTTGTGTCCATATTAATTGTTTCTTCTCTTGGAAACAACTTTACTCCGCCGTATCCATATTCAAGACCGTTTACCGGGTTAATACTGCGCCAAACGTGTACTGCTTTACTATTCCACCATTCAGGTACATAGTCAAAATTAAAGTTATCAACTATTTCAGCATCACCGTCAACTATCCAGACTCTGTCAGTTGTGCAAAGTTTTGCAGCTTCGATGTGTGCCTGGTGTATTCCTTTTACTCCGTGTACACGTTTAGCTCGTGGAAATCTCTTTAACAAACTTTGATAATTTTCATCAGCATTGGGCTCTTGATAACTGATAAAAACTATATCACTTGTTTCACTTAAAGGTGTACTTGCACAAATATCTGTAAACTTTTTGTTAATATAAAATCTAGCAGCAAGTTCTCCTGGTCCGTGATGACTTTCTTTTGGCATAAGTGCTATACCATCGTAATTGCTACTATTTAAAAATACATGTGTATACTGCATATCAGCCGGCTTAGATTTATATGTAAAGTCCCAATCGCTATTAAGTTCCAGTTCTGGATATACAATCCACAACATCTTTGTGTTTGCTTGGGACTTTGCCGAAACAACGGATTCTGCTGTTTTAGCAGTTATAAATTCTTCTTTCAATTTTAGGTATTGGGGGTGATCTTTTGATCCAATAAAATAAATATCATACATAGTTTAATTATTACACATATTTGTGTTCCTGTCAACTATTTAATGATAAATATCCTGTGTTCAACTATAATTGACAAATACAAAATTTATGCCAGAAATTATTATTTTTAATGATTGCAACGGGCCTTTAGGATTTGGAAGATATGCCGGCCCTTATCGTATTGCAACAGAACTTCGCGACAACGGATTTACTGTACAAGTAATCGAATTCTTTGGAGACATGAGTCCCAGCGAAGTCGAATCTGTGATTGATGCTAAGGTTACAAAAGAAACACTTTGGGTAGGATTTGCTAGTACATTACTAAGCCAACATCTGTCTCACAAAGAAGAACTTGAAATGTGGCTTACTCCACCTATGGGCAATCCAGGGCAATTATCCGAAATTTGGGTAACTTTATTTCCGCATACCGACAAACAGATGACTGGATTTTTAGACAAAATAAAAACAATAAATCCTAAATGTAAAATTGTGGTAGGTGGATACAAAGCACTTGTTAAAGAATTTACTGGGGTAGATTATTGGATTTTAGGACAAGGCGAAGAAGCTGCTATTGCTGTATCTAAACATTTAAAATACGGAACTGAACTTAACACTTTGCAAATTGAAGGCAGTAATGTTATTACAGATAAGATGTACGAATACAAAGATTTTAATAATAGCAAAATTAAATGGCATAAATCAGACTTATTAACACCCGGAGAACATTTACCAATTGAAACTGCAAGAGGTTGCATTTTTAAATGTGCGTTTTGTGCATATAATTTAAACGGTAAAAAATTTGGTGATTACACTAAAAATGCATATACCCTTAGAGAAGAATTATTGTATAACTACGAACATTTCGGAACTACAGATTATATGGTATCTGATGACACCATAAACGATTCTTTAACAAAAGTACAGTACTTACACAATGTAATAACAAGTTTGCCTTTTAAAATTAGTATTAGTGGATATCTACGTGTAGATATTATTGCTGCACAAACTGAAATGATTAGATTATTATACGAAATGGGATTATCATCTGCAAATTTTGGTATTGAAACATTTAATAAAAAAGCAGGATCGTTAATCGGTAAAGGTGCAGATCCAGGATTAATTAAAGAAACATTATTTAGATTGCAGGACGAATGGGGAGATGATGTCTTTACGTCTGGTAACTTTATTGTAGGATTACCTAGCGAAAGCAAAGAAAGTGTAAAAGAAACATTTGAGTGGTTACATAGACCGGACCTTCCGTTGCATGCAATAGGAGTAACTAGATTGTATGTAAAACAATATAATAGAAGCATTACGCCTGTTAACATTTCAGACGAGAATATGATAAAATACGGATTTAGAAAACTCGACGATGGATGGATGTATAATAATTCGTCAAAGATATTAGATGATTCAAAAAAATACGATATAGATATAAATTATTTAGACGGCATGACATGGTCGTCTAACCATATGACAGCACAAGAGGCCGAACAACTAGTTAGCGATTTTTATAAAGATCCAAGAAATTCTCATAAAAAATTTAGTTTAACAGGATTCGTTGTTTATAATAGAATGCGAAATTTAGGATACACAAAAGAAAAAATAGCACACATGTGTAGTGATGATCCAAAAGTTGTAGTCGAAGCTGTAAATCTAAGGAGAAATTTAAAATCAGAATATATGCGAAAACTTCTGATAAATAAAGTGTAGGAGAAAAGAATGAGTGATATTTTACCCGGTGATACAGTTAGATTAACTATTACAGGAAACGATAGTTCTATTTTGGTTGATAGTTGGAACAGTGCAATTAGAGGCCCTGTTGTAGGAAGTAATGGCACTACTTTAGTAGATACTGTTAGCAATTTACTATTGGGTAAATTAGAAGGCGAACTAGCTGGTAATGTGTTATCATCAAACGGAAGCATTGTTTTAAATCCAGGTATTAATGGAACTGACGCTGTTTTTATTGGAGATGTTACAGGCGATCTAGTTGGCGAAGTGTTTGGAGATGTAACTGGTAATATCATCGGAGATGTTTTAGACGAAAACGAAAACATAATACTAGATGCTACAAATAGAACTCTTACAGTAAACACAATTACTACAGAAAATATTGTGTTATCAAATGATTTAACAGTAAATTCATTAGTTGCAGGCGAGATTACAACTGGTAATCTTATTGGAAGTCTATTAGGCGATTCTGTTGGAATGCACACCGGCGAAGTGTTTGGAGATGTAACTGGTAATGTAACTGGAGATATTACAGGAAACGTTTTAGATGGCGATGGTATAATCGTTGTAGACACTGGTGATGATGTTGCAGTTTTTACAGGCGATCTAGTTGGCACAGTGTTTGGAGATGTAACCGGTAATCTCAATGGTAACGTGACTGGTGAGGTATATGGCAACGTAACAGGTAACGTGACTGGCGATCTAATAGGAAATCTAAAAGGTAGAGTTTGGAATCAAGATGGCACAAAGATAGGATTGGATGTGCAAGAAGATGGTGCTGTTTCAATTGCTAGTAACAACAACGGTACTTTAGTATTTGGCAATAACAACGACACTTTAACTATTACATCTAATTATAGAGAATCTAACGATTTTGTGGTTGTTCCTCATCCAAGCGCAAAGGCATCATCTCGTATGCATTATCATAGATTAGACGATAACGGAAGAGCATCAGTAAATCCAGGTGATATATTAGATTTTAAATCAATTATTGCATACAACGGAAGCGATTATAAAACAGCAGGACATTGGGGATATGCAGTTGATCCAGAATGGACTGTAACAGATACATCGCAAAGTATCAGAACAATATTTGGAATTAGTGTTGCAGACGGTACAAATCAACCAGATGTACTAGGTCCTAAAAAACTAAGTGTAAATCACGAAGGTATTGTAGGCGGATACGGATTCAAAGCAAATCCAATAAGTAGTACCGAACGTAATAATCTAACTGCCACAGCAGGAATGATTATCTTTAACAGTAGTACAAATAAGTTTCAAGGATATAATGGCAGTTCTTGGGTTGACTTAGGATAATTTTCATGCTATAGTAAAAGCATGAGTAAATTATATTTTGGTGTCGTTCCTTATGGCACATTAGCAGATGTTTTTATCAACACACTAGCAGGCTGGAGCGACAGATGGTTGCAACCATGTACTCCTATAATTAATACAAATGGCCACCTAATACATAAAAATCACGAAAAGTATGTGTTAGATCTTACTAATAACAATCCTATGACATTTAGAGATATTGACTGGTCAAATAAGTTAGACAAAATTGAACAAGTTTTAGATAACGCCGGTGATCGTAAAGTTTGGATTGGAAACTTTGATAGTACCCAAGCAGATATTATTAAAAAACATTTTGATACAGATGTAACTACTATTGGCTTAACATATAATTTAGATAGCAGAGATACAATACTAGAAAACGTTTTAACATACTACGGAATTTCTGAAATAACTGATAAAGAAACATACTGCGTACAAATGCAGACTAGATACTACACAGATAAGGAAAAATGGAATAAACTTGTACCTAAAGAATTTTTTCCTTTTACCGACATTAGTATCAACATCAATAGTTTTTTTCATCCTGAAAACTATATACAACAGTTAGAGAGTCTAGACGGCAAACGTAATGAAAAACAACTAGAATATTATTTTACATGGTTATATAGAACAAAGGAGAGATGCAAATGAAAATAAGTAAAATACCAGGATGCGGAAGATTTGGCGTTTTTGTCGACGGCATCGACTTTAACAATATTACCGAAGAAGAATGGATAGAGATAGGAAAGTTACATGTTAAAGAACTTGTTACTATCATTAGGGATACTAAATTAGATCTAAACACATATCACCACTGGATTAAAAAATGGGGAAGAGACAGACTAACCATCCAAGGCATGTATTTTGAAAAATACAAAGGATGGGACGGCAAAATCGAAACTGCGTTAGCTAGTCCTGACTGGTCTGACGAAGATAAGCAAAGTATTATAAATTATGTTCGTATGCGCGAAGGTACTAGTAAAGAATCTGGTAACATTCTTCGTGTAAGTGGAAAAAAAGATAAAGATGGTAATCCAATAGGTATGTTTGCAGAAGGCGAGCTGCTATGGCACAGTAACGAAAGTGGCAATATTGCTTTTGCGCCAGGAGTTGCTCTTTTAGGATACCAAGGAACCACTGCGAGTGCTACAGGATTTTTAACTACAGTAGATTATTATGAAAGTGTGAGCGAAAGTTTTCGTAGCGAACTAAACGAAATGATTCTCATACATAATTTTATTCCGGGACGTATTAATCCTGGACTACGAAACTGGCAAGACTCTCTTATGTATAAAAATATGGCACCAGAACCAAACGCTGAAATTCCAATGGTTATACAAAGCCCAGGCGGTCATATAGGATTGCACTACAGTTTTAACACAGTAACCGGTATCAAAGGTATGAGTAAAGACGAAAGTGATAAACTACTTGCTCGTATTAGAAAAGAACTAGAAGTCGACAAATACATATACGATCATTGGTACAAACAGGATGGCGATTTGTGTTTGTTTGACAACAGTATTACACAGCATAGGCGATTAGGCAGCACAGACAATAGATTGTGCTACAGATATCAATACGATTATACACACTTGCAAGAATCTCCGTGGATGCCTTATTTGCAAGAACCATATAAAACACAGTATACTAACAGAGTTGCACAAGTAGTTAACGCACTACAAATAAATGACTTTAAACTACCGGTATGAAAAAATATATAGTTACATCCTGGATGATTTTTTTATGGATACTGATTTTTCCAGTTCCGATGCTAACAAAATATAGCAATTGTTGGTATTGGGCTTTATGGAAAAAAATTACCAAAGGTGGGCGCATGATTCCATATGCTAGTAAACGCTGGAGTGGACACCACTGGGTATGGAAAGATAAAGATGGCAAAACTTGGGAGTTTACAACAAAAAGAAAACTCCCAAAGTTTTCTCCATGGTGGACTTTGGTAGTTTATGACGGATACAGCAGACAGTTTAGGACTATAAACAAATGACAACGTGGAATCTCGAAATATACAACAAATCACAAGATTTAACAGAATTTTTTCTAGCAGCAAAAGAAAAAGGATTTTACAATAATAGCAGTATCAATATGCTGCACGATTACATTGACAAATCCGAAGAAACAAAAATGTGGTTATTAAGCAACAACAACAGATATGTAGGCACTATTGTAAGCCATAGTTTAAATGAATTAGGAATTTTAGGCAACGGTGCTTGGAGGATTTGTGCTAGAATATGCGTTCTAAGTCATTTAATCGAAGGACCTAGAAAACATTTGACGCTACGCAATGAATTACGAAATAAAACTCCACATGACCATGTAGGTGGACAATTTTTAATTCCTGCTTGTATAGAATATATAGGAAGAGATAAGCCTATGTACATTAGCACAAATGACAGTGTAGTAGGAAAACAACGAGCTGTTCACACAAGATGGGCGCCTGCTTGGAACAAATTAGGGTTTTTAGGCGACCCATTTGAAATCGAATATCGCGGTAAATTTCAAAAGTTTTGGAAGTTTAATGTAGATGCTTACTATAAACAAATGGCAACTGAACGCTGGCCCGAAGCAGAAGCAATATTACCTCTGTTTTAAAAACATTTTGTGAGCTTTTTCTCTAAAGGTGTATTTTTCTTCAAACAGATCTTCCCAGTTATCTGGTAAGTCGAAATTTACACCTAAGTAATAATCTTTATATTTTTTATAACTTTTGTCTAGTAAGCCAACGTAATTTTTATCGTTATAATTACCATCCCACGGTGCGCCTAGTGCAAGTGTAAATTTAGTATCACCCGAGGTGTTGTGCATTTCGTGAGGCCATTTACCGCTCATCATAAACGGTTTGTCTACAGTAGTAGGACGTACACTTGTGTCTTTACCAATAAAATCTAAGTCGTCGACATTACCTTGTAGAACATATCTAAACTTGTGCTGAGGAGTATCAAACATTTCTGGACTACAATCAATATGCAAAGGATTTTTTGTACCGTTAGGAGTAGTAATAATCATTATCCTACTACGTTCTTTTGTAATTTGAAATAACACATCCTCGCACCATTGTTTTAATTTGGGCATTTGGAATGCCCACGGCATCCACTGGAATTCGTCTTTTTTAGTTGGATTATACATAATAGGAACATGATAACAGTTCCTATAGTCGTCTTGATATATTTTACTAACATCCAAACTATTTAAATAATCCATGTGATCCAATGGAGGATTTTCAATGTCTAGAGGCAAATATAATAAGTTGTCAAATTGATTTTTATCCATCTGTATCTTTACAAGTTTCAAAGAAGTTTGCCATTTCCGGAAATGCTTCTTTAAAATTTGTATTCCTTCTTTTGTCCTGTTCGTTAAAGAAACGCCAAAAATCAATACGTCCTTGCATTACTTTTGCAGGATCATATGTTGTACTATCCATATAATCAACTACTCTTCTAAAACGTTCGTACTCCATTGTTGTAAATGCATCTTTACGTTTGTCATCTAAATTATCTTTTATAAACTGTAAGTGGCTGTGCATATACTTCATATACTCTTGCGGTAAAATGTTAATATCATACTGCAACGGTTCTTTTAAGTAAGGAGTATCGAAACTCAATCGATTCCATCTATATGTTTCTACATTGTTGTATTTACGGCGCCATTCAAGTATTTTTTCTAATAATGTTTGAAATGTTGTTACACTGAAAATATTAAATGTAATCATAATAGTTACAGGTGCATTAGTATTAGTCATGAAGTAATCTAAGTTACGCTCAAAAGTTTCAATGTCTAATCCATTACGGATATACTCGGCTCTTTCGCCCCATGTATCAATACTAGTAAACAATTTAAATCTACGTATTTTGTTTTGACTAAGCAGGCTGTTTACAGAATCAGTAAACTTTTCTAATTGTTTAGGTTTGCCGCCTAAATTGCTGTTTACATTTAATTCTAAGTTTGGCTTAGGATCATTTTCAAGCAAATCAAATAACTTGTATGTGCTTTTTTGTATAGTAGGTTCTCCGCCTGTAATACGTAAAATTGTTAGATCTTTACTAAGTTCTGGCCACCAACGCCAAAATGCATCTAAATATGGATTATTGTCTTCTTCGTAAATCTGAAACCAATCAATGTCGCAACGATGATTACGTACAGTTGTATAAGGACCGTACTGTTTAATTTCGTTGTAATATCTACTACTAGCTTTTGGATGACAATATCCACAACGAAAGTTGCACTCGTTACCAAATGAAACTTCTAAGTATTCTGGATTAACATTAAACTCTGCGCCGCCTGTTTTAACTGCATCAAGTCTTTCTTCGTTGTAAATACTGCTACTACGGGTTTTACGATCGCTAATATAATCTTCGCCCATATTTTCAATATTCCAACAATACTGGCATCCCTTAGGTTGTTCTCCACGCATCATTGCAGCACGTTCTTGTTTCTTTTGTGCTGTATTGTGTATAGCACTAGGATTAGTTAATAACGGTGCTGTGTCAATCTTGTGAGGAGCCGGATGATAACAACTGTGTGTTTCACCTGTTTGAAAATAGATGTTTGCGTGATACCATTTTGCAAAACAAAAAGTAGGAGATATTTCTTTGTCTGTATATTTTGTTATACGGACTGCTTCATCCCTTTCACTCATTTAAGTTCCTTGTCAATAAACTTAGGATTACGCACAGGATTTTGATACACTGTTTTAAAAAATTTACTTTGATCTGCATTTAAACATTCAACAGAAATAGGCGCTTGTAATTCATGCATTAATGTATCTCCAATTTCCTCGCTTTCGGTATCCATTTCAGATTCTGACATGTCGTTGCTGTTCCAGTAATTATTAAGCCACTCAAAGTCTCGAACGTTGATAAAGTCCCAATCGGTTAGCATAGTTTTATACAACCCTTCTCTAGCACCGTAAATAGCCCAACGACCATTTTCTGCATCAGCGCCTACCATTAGCCAGATCCAAAGTCTATGCAAGTTTTTCCAATGATTACGTTTAAAATCTTCAATGTTTGGCCTAATACCTTGATCTAGTGCCATTTTAACACCTTCACGAAATCCAGCACGCCACGCTTGTTGCGGTGTTGCATTATTGTAGATATCACTAAATGTTCCATTCATTTGAATGTATTGTAAATCCCAACAAAAGTCTACTTGCGCATGTAGGTTGTCTGGATCAGCATTTTCATGTGTACGCATGTTTAACACTTTTTCTTTAGGCCAGCACTTGATACCGCCATTGCCATATGCTAGACCGTTGATCTGATTTAGTGCAGTCCAACTAATAACTTTATCAGTTAAATCATACTCGCTTAAATCTGCTTCTTGGCTTAAGAATGTTTCTCGAATTCTATTATCACCATCGATAGTAATAAAGCGATCGGTCTCACTGGCATTAGCAGCAGCTTTGTGTGCAGCATCGCTGCCCTTAACACCATGCACACGTTTAGCCCAAGGAACTTTAGTAAGCAAATCTGCATAATTTTGTTCTGCATTAGGTTCGTCATAACTTAAATAAATTATGTCATGATCAACTACTCTAAAAATATTATCAGTCATTTATTACCTCGTGTGAATATGATCCAAACTTTTTAATAGTATAAACGCTTATAGGCATTTTGTCAAACTTAAAATTACTTGGGTAATCTACATAAAAATTGTTGCTCTTACTATCAGCTACAAAATTTAAAATGTAATGAAGATTATAAGGATTATCTTTATCTGTTATGCTAAAACCGCTAATTGCATTTGTTAAATTTACTTTGTGTTCTTGAATATTACTTTCTAGTTCATTATTAAATTTTAATTCCCAGCGCTTTTTAACATTGTTTTGTATTAGTGTAACATCAGGATCTTCATCAGATTCTATTTTATATAAAAAACTTTTAGATGTACGTGCTTGTTCCCATTCTTTATTATGTTTAAGCATGTAGCCTTTTGTTGGCAAATCATACTCAACTGTATATTCGTGAATAGGAACAATTCCTTTTATAATGTCTTCAATTTCATTTATGTTTACTTTAATAAAATTTAAACTATCATCGTGCTGGCTTTTAATAGATACTATAGTACCATTATTGTCAAACATAATATATTTTTTTGCATTAGAACTAATTTTAATAGGCATTATTATATTCCTAATTTATTTTCATATTTTTTGATTATATCAGAACTTAAAAAGTCCTTTTCAGTATAATGAAATATACCGCTTTGTTTATAGTTACCTACAAATAATTCTAGATCATCACTTAGATAAACGCTTAAACGAGATTGCCAACTTTGATCTTTATACTTATTCCAATGTTGGACTTTTGGTTTCATATGTGTAAACGTAGGAAAATTATGTTTTGTAGTTATATTGTGTTCACAATCCATAATTTTAGCTGCAATTGCCGCAGTTAAATCCATACTACATGTTTTTTGAAAGGTTTTACCACCTGCATGATGTTTATAGAAAAGTTGCCAATTATTTGTTATCATTTCCATCCATGCATAAAATTCTTTAGCTAACGGACGTTCTTTAAAATAATGAAATCCGCTATACAAATTTGGTAGGTTATATGTAGTAAACGCTCTTCGATAATAATCGTTTGTTACTAACTCTCCCCTATATGTATAAACATTGTTAGTGTAAAACAAATCATAATTTTTTAATAAATCAAACCATTTGGTTAAGTCTTGCAAAACTAACATGTCTGTATCAAGTACTACAGTTTCGTTAAACGGAGTTGCGTGATATAATTTCCAACGATTACTGATTTTCCAATCTTCGTCTTCGGCATGATCGCCCCATGGAATTTCTATAATATATTCAAATAGATGTTTATACTTTTCTGGTACTGTATCGTTAGTTATAAGTGCTATTTTACTATTAGAATTTGTAGCATGAATACTCATTGCACAAACACATGCTTGTAAAACATAATCATCTGTGTTGTTATTTTGGGCAAGTAACGTAAAGTTTTTATTCATCTATCATTCTTTCCAAACTAAATTTATTCATAACATGTACATTTTGATTTTTAGTTTTAACACCTGTATATTCACCTAAGTGCTGCTCTTTTTCTAAAAGAAACAAAAGTTCGTCATTGTTTATTTTTTCTAAAATATCCCTATCAGTAATAAAATATTTTTTACCAGGCAAATTTGAAATTTGAGAATCTCCGGTAAACCCATTTAAAATATGTGCAGCAATACTAAATGCAAAATCGTTTCTATACAAAGGATTTACAATTTGATAAAGACTTGTATAGTGCGAGTAGTTTTCTTTTACATGTTTTATTAAATCAAAAAATATTTTATTTTTATTACACTTTTTAAAGTATACAACTGTAGCCCAATAAAAGTTAATACCAGTATCATTAATTTTATCAAATTCTATAAGATTTCGCCAATGACACAAATCAACTGCATCACTATACATCATTAGATCTTGATTGCTATCAAAACAACTTTTTAAATGATCGTTACAAATTACATAATCGGTATCCATAACAATTGTTTCTTCAAACGGTGATAAATCATATGCATTGCATCTATCCAAGTTGTTAAAATTTGCTAATTTTGTAGCCATATTACCATCGCGAAACTTTCTGGAATTTGCATTATTACTAGGTTCCAATTTAATAACATGATCAAAAAAATCAAGTCTGTTGTCATTGATCTTGTCAGTTGCTATGGCAACAGGAACATTTAAATGTTTTTTTACCCGTTTAGCACAAAATATAGCTTGTTTGATATAATCTAATGCTTTGTTGTCTTTAGCAAAAAGTAATACGCCTTTGCTCATAAATCTAGTATACCTTTAACACTTCTATTCTTTTTTATTTTACTGTATTCTACAAAATATTCATTTGATGCTGTAAAGTATACATCGAGTATGCTGTTGTAAAATTCTTCTATGTTTGAAATTTCAATTGGAATATCATTATCGTCGCTGATAATTACTGACTGTTGATCACTGTCAATTAAACCTTTAATAAAATTAATTAGCTCTCGCGAAACTGTAAAAGTTGCGCCGTTAAAATAATATACAAGATTTTCGTGATATTTTTCTTTTAAAATACGTGTTTGATTGTTTAATGTAACCATATAGTTACTAATATCTAATGCTTTTTCTAGACGCTCGTCCATAGTTAACTCCTACATGTAGTATATATCTATTATACACGCAGTTAATAAAAAAGTCAAATAATTTATGCTACACTAGGTTGATTTTCACTTGCACCCGGTCTCATTAGATTACCACCTAATGTAAAGTCAGTATCTGTAGTACCATCATTTAGTGTAATAGTACTATCAGGGTAATACTGAGTACCCGAAATAGTTACATTAGCAGTTACAGGTTCATCTATTGGAGTACTTTGAGGACCGTCAGCAGGATTGCCTGTGCCTGTATCGTTATCAAGCAGTCTTACTTGTAAAGTTACACGACTAAATCCGTTAATAACTGCTAATCGTACTTGAATTTCGTTATCATTATAAATGCTTCCTGCACCAATTTTTGTGTACTTAGTGGTCATAGCTATACCTGTAGTAAGAGTAGGAATGGCTGTAACCGAGCCTGTTCCGCTACTATTTAAACTTTCCACTACCCATTCCCAACCAGTACCTGCAGTATCAGGACGAGCATATAGTCTTACTGTACCCATATTTGATGCCATTGTTTGCCAGTTTAAGTTTTTTTCATAACTAGCCTGTCCCGGACTACCAATGGCATCAATATCAACATTAATACGTAGTTCGCCGCCAGCTGTAAAATATTCTTCAAATGACTGATCAGAGGGAAATGTGTAAACAACACTACCGGATATAACATTCCATTGAGCAGTAACTTCATCTAGTGTATTCACAACAGTACTAAAATCTCCACCAAATTCTGTTGTACGTCTGTCAAATCCTGCACAAGTATTTGCTAAATCATATAAACCTTGTACATTAGCAGCATCTCCCCAGTCTGCCCATTCAATTACTTCGCCAACTTGTAAATCGGAATATGTAGTGCCACTTGCTAATGTTTTAACTGCACCTGTTTGATGGTAGTGTATTAACTGACCAATACTAAACAGTTTTTCAACATCTGCTGATAACACTGTATCACTAGTATTTGGGTCGCTTCCTCCAACAACAGCACTAGGAATTGCATCATTAACTGTTCCAAACCCATATTTGCCCGGCCCAAAATTATTTTCCAATATACTTCTAATATTGTTAAAGTCAGTTGCTGATATTGCGCTGCCTACAGCCATGCGAGATCTCCATGTTTATTATAATACTATACTTTATTTATCAGTGTTTTGTCAACCGATTAAATACTACATGGAACGTTTTAATTATGCAGAACAACGAAATTATGTTTACATAGATTGGGATATGAGTAGTAGGTGCAATTATGCATGTGCATATTGCGAACCTGCTGCACACGACGGAAAGTTTGATTTTCCTACTATAGAAAATGCAAAACTATTAGTAGATAAAATTTCAAAAACATATACTGATAAGTTTGCAGTTTTTAATTTATTTGGAGGAGAGCCTACTATATGGAGAGAAATTCCTGCATTTTTTAAATATGTTAAAAAATCAAATCCAAACAACAAAGTACAGTTATTAACAAATGGTAACAAAACAAAACGCTGGTGGCAAAAAAATCAAAACAATATAGATAGCGTTGTTGTCAGTGTACATGTAGCACAAGTAGATATTGTAGATCTTGTTGAAAAATTTAATGCGTGTGCAGGAAGTTTTGACATACACTTTCAAATTTGTATTGATATAAATCACTTTGAAACTGCTATGCAACAATACGATTACTGTTTAAAAAATTTAGACAAACATATTAGATTAGATTACAAGCCTTTACGAATTAGCTTGGATAAACCAGAATCTATGCCTTACACAAATTTTCAAATTAATACAATGAAAAAATTAAAAAAACTGCCTGGTATTAAAAAAGACCATTACGGAAGTAGTATGGTTGATGAAAATAATAACCTAGTGGATCTGCAAAAATTATTATTAGAGAAAAATAATAAATTTAAAAATTGGGCATGTTGGATAGGAATAGACACATTAAATATTACACGTGAAGGAAATGTTACAATAGGTAGTCAGTGTTTTCCTAATTTTGTATTAGGCAATATTCACACGTTAGATTTTAAAATTCCATACAAGCCTGTAAAATGTCAATACGAATACTGTAGCTGTTTAACTGATCTTACAACTAAAAAAATAAAAAATTATTCTGGAGATTTATTGGAAGACTTGAATATTTTGGTAAGCCGGTGAAGGTAACTCGACATATACGCCAACTGGCCTATTTTGTTTTACAAGACTAGTAATTGTTCCAACTACAACTTCGTCAACCGGGCCTGCGTTTTGCGGATCTGATCCAATGCTTGCGTCATCAAGTACTGTTTTAATATATACTACGTTGTTGTCTTTTCTAGCATATATAAATAAGTCGTTATTACTGTAAATTCCACTACCTAACTTTTCATAAATTTTTGTATAGGATGTTGTTAAATCATATATTCCAATATTATTTTGTGCTAATCCAGACCCGGTAACTTGTGTACCTGTATAATCAATTGTTACAGTTCCAATATTGTTTATCATTTCTGCCCAGCCTTGGGATTTATCATCGCTACCGGCTCCGACCATTGTAAAAGAAAGTTCTATATTTCCGCCAGCATTAAAGAATCCTAAAAAATTGTTATTGTTACTAAAGGTTGCTTTCCATTCGTGTGTAATGCTTTGCGGAGTTCCAGAACCTCCCCATGTACTAGCACGTACAGAATCTATACCAGCAGATTCCTTGTCAATATATTGTGCATCTACATCAAACCTATTAGCAAATAAAAGAGGATATAATGTTTCATATGCTTGATATAAACTTTCAGTTATTTCATTTTGATTAGTAACATTGCTAATAGTGGCAGGCAAATTACCATTCTGATGTGCATATACAGATACATAATCGTCATACAATTTATTCATATCTTCGGCATATACAATCCTAGTTTTTGGCAGTCTTTGACTTTTAACTGTTTGATTATATCCAGTATCGCCTGATGGTATTCCTAATATGTTTTCAATTGCTTCAAATAGAACATTATATCTATATGCAGAAATAATCTGGTTTGCCATTATCAAGTCCTCTTTATATACTTATACTTTTAGTACGCATTCTACTAATTTTTCTTTTTCGTTATCATTAGACTCTAATGCAATTCCTACTAATGCAGTAGTAGATATAGTTCTGCAAACTCCGTCGTTCCATGCGTATACTGCTTGGCCTTTTTTAACTGGGCCGTGTACTCTTACTGGAAGACGACCTTTTAACCCAATGTATTGCCCTTCGGCTTCACTGTTCATCATATATGCAGGATCAGTTGATACTACGCCGATGCATAAGTCGCTTGCACTTGCTGGTGCAACTTCAAACCCGTCATGGACGCTTACTGCTACTGCTGTGCCTGCTGGTAATTCTTCTGCTGTAGTATATTTTTCTGCTAAGTCGGCGTAACGTGCTCTACTTGCAACACCAACAAATTCTACTGCATAAACTTTTTGATCAGCATCTCTAGCTACTACTGTATTTGCTGTACTTGCAGTCGTAGCACTTACATAACTAGTACCTAATTTTACTGTATCTGACTTATCAGCAGTACCTCTAAAATTGTTTGCATGAACACTAGCCCATTTTGCGGTCGAAATACCTAAATTATATGTTTCTGTTTCGCCAGGTAATATACCTTTTCTTTCGTTATTGTTTATAAACTTTGCGATTACTTCTGCAGAACCATCTGTGTTTAATTTTGCACCAATACGTACTTCTTCGCCAACGGTATTTTCAATGTATCCAACATTTTCGTCAACAATTCTAACTGCTAAATCGTTACTATCGCCTACTCTAAACCCAAGATCTGAAAAACGTACAAGTTGATTAAATTCTGTGTTATTAACTGTTAAATAATCAGCGGCAGGTATTCCTCCTAATCTAAGAGCATCACTTGATGTTGCCCAAAGCACTGGTTCGTCTGTTTGACCAGCGTTAGCTGTGATACCGTCAGCATCGGTATTAATTAGTGTAATACCCTTTTTAATTTTAGGAAAATTTGAACTATTAATGCCAACTGGTACGTTTGAGTTTTGTGTAGATTTTAGTGTAAATTCTTCGTCGCTAATTATAAATTGAACATTGTCGTTAACTAGTGCAACAATAACAGCTTTGTTTGTGTTTCCGGTATCAACAACATCAATACTGCGCATCTGTGTTTGCCCATCGCCAGCTGCTTGCGGGCCTACTAATACAAAGTCGTCTTGTGAAGTTCTAGCATATACTTGGTTAGTGGCATTGTTAAACCAAAAATCGCCAACTGTTAAACCAGTTGGTGCGCTACTACTTACTTCGGCGCCGCCTGTGTTTTTCCACTGCGACCCGGTATAAAATTTTAGTTTGTTTAACGAAGCATCAAACCAAATCTGTCCGCTAATTGCCTTTGTTGGTGATGCTGTACCAGCAAAATTTTCCAACAAAAACAAATAGTTTTCATTTTGTATTTCTCCGTATCCACTGTAATTTTTACCAACAAACTTAATATCTGTGGTATTATCAACTGTGCCATCTTCAACTGATAACAGTTGAGTGCCGTTAAATTTATTAATTATGTATGCCATTGACGATTTCCTTAATCTACACTGTATTTATGCTTATACTGCCGAAGTTACTGTTGAAGAATATGTCCAGACATTACTACTGTTTACACTATAAGACATGATAGTCCTAGTATAAGTTGTTGTAACCGATGTTGAAACATCTGCAATACTAAAGTCTGCAACAACACTTTGGTTTTGTACACCGTTACTATCAACGTTTGTAAACGTTTTGTTTACTGCACTATTAACATCAATAGGATCTGTACTAGAACTACTTGCAACAGCATAAATTTTTGCAATTGTTCCTGCTGGTAATCCAGCTGCTGGTGCTAATTCATTTAGTACTGTAGCAACATTTGACTGTAATGTTACACCTATGCCCATTCCATCTATTACTAAACTAAAAAATAACGGCGATGCATTTACTTTATTATCAACATAACCTTTTGTTGCAACATCAGTAGATGTTGTAGGTTCTGCTACGTTTGCAATTTTTTGTTGCGTTACTAATTGTATAGTACTCGAACTTTCAAGTTGTAATCCACTAATTCTACTAGTAATTCTATTACCGTCGATATCTATATTATCAACTGTTAAATCATTTAGAACACCAATATTTGTAATACCTGGTGCATTAATAATACTATTTGACAAAGAAGTTTCTGTGAGAATATCTCTGCCATTAATTTTATAAGCAGTGTTTTTTGGAATATCGATACTATTACTACTTGTCCAACTATTAGTATCAAGCTCCCAGGTCCAATATTTGTCGTCACCTGATACTCTAATAACAATACCAGATCCGTCTACGTCCGCTTCTTCTAATAATGTACTATCACTTGTAATTGCAAGTTCGATTAATTTATCTTCAACTCTTAGATTGCTTACATCTAAGTTAGTTGTATCGCCTTCGACTCTTAAATTACCAGTAATTCTAGCGTCACCTGTAACATCTAAATTAAATTCAGGATCTGTTTTAAATATGCCTACTCTTTGATTTAAAGTATCAATATGTATTGCATCTAAAACATTAGGTACGTTATCTGCATCAGTATCGGTTTGTACTTGAATTTTAATATCAGTGTCTTCGGTTTCTGCTTTAATTAGTATATCGGATCCTGTTGCAATTCTTAGTAAAGGACTTTGTCCAATTACAATACCGTTATTATTGTAAAAATTAATTTCTGCACTAGTAGTATCTTGTCCTTGACCCGATTGTGTTGTTAAAAAGTCATTTTGTGTATACTCTATTCCGTCAACGTCTGTAAGTTTTAAACTATTTGATGCTGTTCCGTAAAATTGAAAATTAAATATTGAACTTACATTTGTTCCAATCTTAATACTTGTAAATCCATTAATTGGAATAGCAGGAGTGAATGCAGTTTTACTGTGTATTAATACCAAGCTACCGTTGATATATTCTTGAGTAATTGTTTGGTTAGTACCAGTTGTATCTCTTATTGTTTCTATAAACTGTCCTGATTTTAATTGACTTGCTGAATATGTAGGACCAACTAGTTGTAACCCAGTTGATGTTGCAAAATACATCTGCTCATTTGCACTATCTATCCAAATGTCTCCTTCAACTAAACTCGACGGCTGAACTGCTGTATATGTACTGTTATCTGTACTTCTAAACGTGCTACCATCATAAACTTTTAATCTGTTTTCGCTTGTATCAAACCACAGTTGTCCTTTAATTGGCTTGCTTGGTGGAGCTGTATTTGCAAAAGTTTCTAGTAGTTTTATAAAGTTTTCATTTAAGAACTCGCCAAACCCTTTGTAATTTCTACCAATAAAAATTAAGTTTGTGCTGTTTTCGTCAATTTTGCCATCTACTATTTCAGTTAGCAAAGATCCGTCTGTTTTATTTAATTGATACGCCATTACGAAAGTACTCCATGATAAATTATATAATTCAATGCAACATAAGGCGGAGTAATATCAACACCTGAAGCTAGTGGCGAATTGTCAACACCGCCGGTTTTTGTTATCCCACTAGCTGCTACTGACGAAACTTGCTGTGTATATGCATCAACATCTGCTTCACTACTATTATCAACTTTACTTACAGCATAATAAGTGTCGCCTGACTCGCTTGTTAAATTGTGAGTGTGGTCTGGCAAATTATTAATATCAAGAACAGCACTTTCGCTACCGCCAAGTCCGCCCATTTGTCCTAATGCAGGATCGCTTATAAGTCTATTTGGTCCTGTTAATCCGCTGGAAATACCAGTTGCTAATCTTCCTCTTAAATCAGGAATGTTAAAGAACAGTGAAGGGTTACTTGATGTTCCCCAATACCATGTATTATTATCATTTGGGTTATAGCCGAGTGCGTTTGCTAAATCGATATAGTCTAATAAACTTGTTTCACTACCGTCACAAATAAACCAACCAGTAGGAGCAATTAAGCCTGCATAAGGAACAAGTGTGCCAAGAGGAATAATAGGAATTGTAGAAACAAGATTAGCCTGTGTAATTTTTCTTAATCCGGATCCTGGTCTATTAATTATAATTTCGTCAGCTGTGTCCGGTGTTGTAACCGCAGTTTTATCTGCAATAAAAGTTTGATTGATTTGTGTAGTAAATTGTTTAGTTAAGCCGCCTGTTTGGCCGTCAAATGCTATACTGTTAGTAGAACTAACTTCTCCGGTCATGCTAAATGTTGTAGCACTAGTAAGTTTATTTGTACTTCCCGAACTTCCAGTAACATTGCCGGTTACATCGCCTACAAAACTTCCTGTAAACTTTTTAGCAAAAATATTGTTAAATCTATCAGCATTTGTACCAATGTTACTTACATTAGGCTCATCTGCAAAAATATTATCAGTAGTTAAAGATCCACTAATAGTTGCACTACCAATTAAACTAATATTATCATTAAATGTAGTAGTTCCGCTTACTGTTAAATTGCCTTGAGTTGTTATATTTCCTGTATTAATAATATTACCAGTAATATCTAATGCTTCAACTGGATCTGCTGTGAGTATTCCTACATTTCCATTATTTTTTATTCTGATTGGAGTTATTGTAGATCCGTTGTTGTTTGTTCTTAAATCAAAAAATCCTGTACTTTGGTTTTGACTAATAATTGCATTTGTACCTTCAACTTCAAGTGCAAGTGTACGTGTATTGCCGACTTCTATGCCTTCATTAGTTCTAACTGTAAATGGAAATGTTGTTACAGTAGCTTCATCGTTTCTTACAAATCTGTTTCCGTCAACTGGATTGCCATTAACTAGTAATTGCTCGGCTTTGTCGGCAATGCCTTTAAATCGTGCAACTGTATTATCAACATTTGAACTAACATTTACACCTGGTGATAATTGTCCAAATCCAGGAATTAATATCTTTGGAGTAAAGGTATTACCTACAATTATGCTTACAGCAACATTATCGATATAATTAATAATTGCTTGTCTATCAACATTATCAGTGTCAGTAATAGTTATTGCCTTTGCACCTGTATTAGTACCACTTGCAACTTCAGGCCCAACTAAAATCCAGCCAGAACCGCTATACAAATATAATTGCTGTGTGCCTGTGTTTACCCAAAGGTCGCCTAAAACACTGTTAGATATATCCGGTTCATCTGTACCCTTTTTTAATCCTCCAGCACTAACCCAATTAGTTCCATCATAAACTTTTAAAGTATCATTTTGAGAAGTATTGTCGTACCAAAGTTGTCCTTCAACAGGGTTGCTAGGCGGATTGTTATCTGCAAAGTTTTCTAATAAATGCAAAAAATTAGTTAAAACAGATTCACCAAAGTTTGTAGCACCGCGTCCTGGTAATCGCAAACTTGTATCAGTATTAATATCGTTATCTACAACTTCTATACTACCTTTGTTTACACTGTCAGTAAAGTTAATTTGGTATGCCATTAGCTATTACCTCCACTTAAACTTTGGATTCGTACAGTATAATCAATCTGGATAAGTCTGTTTAATGACTTTTGTACTGGGTGGAAGATAACGTGGGTAAGCAATTTTCCAGTACCGTCTGCACTATAGCTTCTCAAGCCTAATTCGTCAAATACAAATTGATTTTCGCTATCGCCACTGGTGTCAAATGCATCCTGACCATTTGGCTCGCTATAATCTAATAAGCAGTTTACAAACAAATCAGTATAATTTTGTCCGCTAACATGTCTAATTTCCATTTTGTTTCTAGTTGGGTCTGTGTTGTTAACACTGTTTTCATCAACTACTTTACTGTATGTTTGATTGTAAAGGCTTGCAGTAGTTCCTGTACTGTTTGGTGTTAAATAAGTTATAACACCAGTAGGATCTACACTAGTTCCGCCATTACCAAAGCTCATTTCATAAACAAAGCCGTTGCCCTGATTACCTAAACTTTCTGCCAGTGCAATACTCATATTTTCATAATGTATTGCATTTCTTTTATTAATTAAAACTTCGCCAGTCTTAGGATCATGTATTTTAATATGACCTTGAATGTTAAGTTTATTTGAATCATTATATTGCATTTGTTTGCTTACCTTTACTTATACTGTATTTATTTGCTTAACTTAATTGTTCCGGCTCTTATAAACCTTGCAATTTTTGAATCGCTTGTTGATAGATCATCTGTCCAAATTTTACCCTGTTTACGCTGTATTACAATTCTTACACCTGTTGGAACATCGTCTCTAAGTATAATAGTATCGTTGTCTGCGTCAATAGTAAACTCTGGCTGTACTACATTATCACCTTCGGGACTATCTTGGTCAATTAGTGGATCAAAAACTGTAAACTCTTGTGTAGCAGGCTTTCTAAGTTTCTTACCTCCTACTATAACCTCAACTTCGTTATAATTTAAAATATCAAAATCTAAATTGTATATATTTGTGCTTCCATCGGATACAAATATTTGTTGTAGATCTTTATCTTTATAAGGAATAGTTTCAGTTTCGCCCTGCTCTTGCATTTTAGTTCCTGCTGCATACTGGGTTTTAACACCTGTTCCTAATGTACCTCTGCGTATTTGTCTTAATAAATTTCCTTCTATAGCATAGTACTCAATACGTTCTCCTTCAATAAACAATACTCCAGGCTTGCCGTTTGTTCTATTTGGAATTGGAATACCTGTTGTATCTTCTAAAGTTATATATTGGTCAAAATAGTTCAAAGGTTGACCTAATTTAAATACACTTGCTTCGTTTAAACGTTTGTAATGAACACGATTTAACATGTCTTTAAAAATTCTAAATCCGTATTTTTCACTTGTAACATTTGCAGCAAATTGTATTATTTCTACTACTTCATTATCTGCAGGTTTATTAAACAAATTAACAACAGTGTTATTGCTCATTAAATTATAATCAACACTAGGTCTTAACAATTTATTATCTTGTATTACCCATACATAATTAACACCAGCGGCTGGCTGATTAAGTTTTATTCGACCATTTGTTAGCTGAATAGCTGTATTGTACTCGTCACTACTTGAAGAAATAACCGGAGTATATAATACTTCAAAACTCAATCTATCAAAATTGTTAACATCATGTTCGCTAAATGTAATTATTTCAACTCGTTCGCCTTCTTCAGGAACTTTTTTAAATGTTAAATTTTCACTTTCAACAAATGTTACATTGTCTATTCTAACAGCTAGTGGATAACTTGCAGACTTGACACCGGTTAATTCTAACGGAATATCATTTTCTGCTGATTTAACTTTTAATTCTTTAAAATAACCATTGAGTGTTAAACGAACACCGTTATCAGTTTCTTCAGATGACTTTACAGTTGCAAAAATTTGAGTACTATCTTCCATCACAAAAGATATTAAATCGCCTTCGTCGTGCAATACTCCAAGTTTAGTACTATCATCCATGTCAACTAAATCAACAACAGTGTCTATAAAATAATATTCGCCGTTACCTAAAATATAAATTTCTAAAATATCACCTACGTTACCTATAGTAGGATTTAAAAATTCAATTCTACTGTTAATAGCATCCCATCTATAATCCTTTGTATCAGTAATTACTCTATTATTTAAAATTACAACAACATCATCGTTTGATATTTTTGAAGGTTTCTCAAACTGCCATTGTTGTATGCCGTATACTCGATCATTGGTTACAATGTGTCTAATATTGTAGCCTGCATTTAAAAATTTATCACCTTGTTTAACAAGCATTTTATGAGTAAACGGTTTTGCTGTATAAGTCATGTTGTTTTTGTCAAACTTGTAAACATAATTTACACCGTCTCCAACAAAACTCTTATCTACCATAATTTCACTAAACGATTTTGTATCATTATTATAAAGACTAAATCCAATAAGTTCGCCGGCTGATGGAGCTCTACTAAATCTTAAAGCGGCGCAATTTTCTTGTTTGTAACTACTATCAGTTTCAAAAATTTCATAATTTAATCCTACTTGCTGAACAACTCCGTTTATTGTTACAAAACTACTAATCGGATTGGTAAACTTAATACCAGTAACAAATATTTTAGTATTTCCATCGCCAATAAATGTGTCGCTTTCTAATATATCATTGCCGTTATTGCCAACAACAATAATATGCAAGTCTTGATCATCTTGTATTGTGCTATCATCTTCGAATACTAGCAGATTATTTTCATAATCTACAGTATACGAATCAATATCAACTTTATTTCCATTTAAGTTAACAATTATAGCTTGCTGACTTTGAGGTAACATGTCTATTGAATACGACAATGTGTTGCCTTTGGTTTTATAGATATAACTGGTTTTTATACCTTGACCGTCAGCTGGCTTGTGTTTGACTTGTATATCTAAGGTATCTACAATTTGACCCGGTACTACTTCTTCTGGACCTGCACTTGTAATAGGTGTAACAAATCCGTCGCCATCAACTGTAATTTCTCCACTATTTAATCCTTTGGCTGTATTATTAAATCCGCCTCCAGTAAGTTCTGTATCAAGCACATTATCAGCTGGTTCAAAACTGCCATCGCTGGTTTCTTTTCGTACAATAAAGATATCGCCAGCAGCAGTCGGCACCTCGTTGCTAATTAATATTTCGTCAGTAACACCGTCTCCGTATACAGTATTTAATAATGCATTTTTATTAGTAATTGCACTACTGCCATCAAAATTAGGATCGTCTATACGCACATTATTTTTATAAATGTTGTATGCAACACCGTCTTCTAACGGCTTACTTAACGTTAGTACTAATGTACTTCCATCTAATGTAAAAATTTCATCTTCAGTTTGACTAAAGATATCCCACGGTATAGTACCAAACCCGCCAATATCAAAGCCTTGCTCGGTTGCAAAGTCGACACTTTCTAAATTTACACCATCATAGTTAATACCAGTCATAAGCTGACCTAAATTTGTAGTGCCATCTTCGTTTTTTGTAATACCTGGCATGCCATTAGTTGGGTTATAATACGCATTAATTCTGTCGGCTGCTGACAACATTGCAGAATCTTTGTAATATGTTATTTCAATTACTGCGTTATTTGCAGGAGCAGTTTCAAATACAATTTGACCTAGTGTTCTTTCATACGTTTTAGATGTATTTTTTATATTACTAGTTTCAAAATCTGTATATAAAACATCGTTGCCATTTACTGTAATGCTAATTCTGCTTTTACGTAAATCTAATGGCCATTTGGTATTAAATGTTTTTTGTGCACCTGTGCCTGTAAATGTTTCAACTGTTTTTAAATCTGTAAACACAAAATTACCCGACACACGATCAAACTTCATAATCATGTGTGTGCTTCTTACCGGACTATCTCCTAGTACTGCTATAATTCTTGGAATTTCATAATCGTCATCATAGCTACCATTAATTTCAATACTTGGTTGACTTGTATACAATGCATCGCTATAATCAATATCAATAGAAGTTAATTTATCACCTGTTCTATAGCCTTTGCCTATTATAGTCGGTCCATTGCCTCCAGATATTGTAATAACCGGTTGAGAATTTAAACCATGTCCTTGATTATAAATTACCAATTCTTGTATTTTAAACTTGTAATTGTCTAACCAATTTTTTTGAGGATAAGTTTCAATAAACTCTCTATCACCTACAACACGTTCGTTGTAAAATTTAACAGTTTCGGTTACAATTTTATTTTGTATATTGTCGTATCTCGGGGGCAAATCAAAATCACTAATCATAGTTTGAGAATTTTCAAGGCTTTCGTACGCACTAATGTATTCTCTAATTTTACTACTATAAGGTTTTACTTCACTAATAAAATCTTTATAACTATCAAGATTGTCTGATTTAAAATTAATGCGCTGATCTAAAACTCCTAAGTTGTGTTTTGCTGTTAAGAAACTTGTTTTAAAAATCCAATCAACTGTTTGCTGTTCGTAAAGTGCATATCTAATACCTGTAAACAATATATCGTTGAATTTAATTTCTAAATCTTCAACAAATATTTTATTTTTTATAGTTTCAAGTATAATTCGTCTTTCGTTAACTGGTTCTGTATCGTAAACTAAATTATCAAATCCAATTTTATCAAATCCAAAATTAGTGTTTTGATATAATTTACTATTAAACTTAATTGTGCCGTTTTGTCTACCAATTGTTTTGTAGTTTACAGTATAATCGACTTCGGGCTGTACATCAATTTTTTGTAATAGTAGCCAGCCTCCTGCTCCAACATCTTTAATTTTAACAACATCGCCAATACGATCATTCAAACTGTTCAATTGATAGCTGCCGTCAATTAAATAATCAATTGCAGTATTTTCATCGTAGTCGGTGTCATACCAATCAATATATGACCAGAAATTTTCAACATTCCATTTTTGATACTTTACTCTTTCAAAATTGCCAGCATAATCGTATTCGTAAATTGCCCATTTACCATTAAGTTCGGCATCAGCTTCAACTAGCAAACTAAACGGACGTACTTGTAAGTCAATCAGACTATAATTTTTACCAGAATCAACAATAGTAACCGAGTTGACTCTGCCGAAATTATCAATAGTAGTTGTAACTTCTGCATCTGTTCCTGTACCAGTAATAGTAACAATTGGAGCAGATTTGTATCCATATCCTTGATTTTGAATTTCAACGGAAATTAATTTTCCGTTGTCAATAGTAGGATTTAGAACTGCACGTTTAGCGTTAGCAACGCCAACAGTTTGTATATCGTTAATTGTGTCAACACTAATATCAAATTTACCTTCAAGTATTCTTGGCTGTTGATCTTGCTTTGACAAATCTGTAATATCTTTAAAATCTGTTATTATTTGTTGTTTTAAAATTAAATTAGTTCTCTCAATTGTTTGCTTAAGAGCTTCTAATCCGTTTCTAAATAAGCCTTGTCTAGGACGAGTTTCAATTCCATACTTCTTAGTTTCACCTAATTCTGTATCAGGTACAGGTCTTAAATTTTCATCGTAGCCAACTAAACTATCAATCCATTTTTCAATAAACGATGCAGGTGGGTTACTTCCTGCTAGTCCTTCGCTTAGTAACTTGTATTCAGTATGTATATTTCTGTCGTTTATTTCGCCTTTGTATACATCAATATGCAATGCAATATCTTTGTCTTTTATAAAAGATCCGACATTGTGTAATGCAAACTTGTTTGTACTCAATGCACTCATAAACACGTATCCTGCGCTTTGCGGATCTTTTATTAATTGTTCTGCATCATTTGAACTTATTTTTTTATTTTCATTAGATAACAATTTTTTATTACGTACCCAGAAATAATATTTGGTTTCAAATGTTTCTGTTATTGCATTATATTTACGACCGACACTATATTTAAAGTCGCCGTATTTGCTGAGACCGCTAATACCTTCAATAATACCGTCGTTTGTATCAGCTAATTCGTCCCACTCACTCGGTAAGTAATCACTTTCAACCCATTCAAAAACTTCTGTTTTACTACTAGGAACAAGTTTATTCCAAAAACTTGTTTGATTTTCTGCATTTCCTTGATAAGGATTATACCACTTTGTAGATTCTGTATTCCACCAGTACTGTCCTACATATTCAGCTGCCCAGTAATCGCCTTTGTTATTAGTAGTTACATCAACTGAATAACTTGCAGGATCAAACGCTAATTTTAAATCAATAACTTCATCTGCCGGGCCTGCAATTTTACCTTGAATAGGATCAATTACATCTAAGAACGTTAGTATATCATTTGTTTTCTTATCAAATAAGAATGCACGTTTGATTTTATTAATATTAGGTGTGTCTATTTGTTCTGATAGTTTTTTCCAACTGTATGTACCCTTTTCACGTTTTAAATTAATTACAACACCAAAGTCTGCTGTATATTCTAATCTTGGATAACTGATATATATGTGATTAAAGTTTGTAAGAATAATAGGTTTTGAACTTAAAGATGTATCGTAATTCCAATCAAGTTCTTCAGCATACAAGTAGTTGTTATTAAAGTTTTGGAATATATAGATAGTTCCGCTATCTTCAAACTTGTTAAAAAACTTTGTTGTATTATTATCAAACGATGTATCATTAACACGTATTAGCGTCTGATCAAACAATGTCGGGACTGCTCTATCACCATTTGCACTAGCAACAATTAAATTGTCTTCGCTAAAGTTTAAATCAATACCAAACAGTTCACCTTCGGCACCGGTTGGAGGATACAACGTTTGATTTAACGCATACTCGTTACCTGTATATCTGTAAACATAAACTGATCCAAACGATGTACCTTTATCGTTGTTTCTAATAGCACTTACAGCAATAGCATTTCCGTTGGCACTGATAGCAATATTACTGCCAAATTCTTCGCTTAAATCAGTAGTTTCAATTGTTTCGTAATATGTATATCTATTATTCTCACGTCTATATACACTTACTTTATTTGTATTGAGAGTATCTTCACCATTTAAAATTAGTACTTCTCCGTTTGTACTAAGATCAAAATCAGTAGCAATGTTATATCCGCCAGCAACTCCTAAATTATCGCTTTCTTCATTTAATAATTCATTTTGAGGAGGAACATAACCTTTATAATCAACAAACTGATCTAGTAGCTCCCAATTGTTTAAATTAAATGCTTGTGCTGACATGTCTTTTTTTGCACGATATAAATTGCTATCACCTGTATCACCGGCTGTATTATTGTAGTATACTATTTCACCCTGAATATAACTCTCTGCTGCCGAGAATGTTCCTCGAAAATTGTCATCTCTGCTAAACTTCCAAGTACCATCGTCTGTATCGTTATCAAAGAAATAAATTCTACCGCTTGCAGCATCACTAGCAACATACAATCTTAAAATGCCATCGATGTCTTTTCTGCATTTTACAATTCTGCCAAATCTTTCACTTGTTGTTGGAATTGGACTTAATATTGTTGTTTCTAATTCGTATGTTGTACCAACTTCTGCTTTTTTATAAACGCAAACTGCGCCTCTAATAGAAGCAGTTGGCGAACCGTCTTCATCTACTGATATTATATTAGCACGTTCCCAGTCTTGGCTTTGTTTGTTAACTGTGCTAGTATCCGACCCGTCTATGTCAACCTTAGCTCTCCAAAGAGTGCCTCTGTCATTAACAATTTCTCCTGCGCTATAACTAGTGCCTAGTACAATATTGCCTTTATATCTTGTTAATAGATTAGCTGCGTTAGGAGCGCCAACAAACAAATATTCTCCGTTTGGAGACATACTTACACTATATCCAAATTCGCTATTATTACCAATAATAGAAGTTTCGGCTCCGTAATTTTCTGTAGATGAAAAATCACCGTTTTCACCTATACGGTTGTAAACAATAACTCTGCCATTAGAATTTGGATCTCCAATTGCAAGTCTAGTGTTTGTTTGATCTACTGCTATTGCATCGCCAAAATTTGTTTTTAATCCTGTTTGCGGATTAACTATAATATCTTCAACATCGTATACAGGAGTATTTTCAAGAACCGACCATTTGTCATTTCCTAAATTATCTATCCAAGCTCTGTTACCAACAGAAACATCATTGACGTTTAAAACATTATTATATGCGTCAATGTTTTCAAATCTTCGCGGCGCAACTTTTATAACTATTCCTCTGCTACTATCTGATAAATCAATGCCTTCTTCTGAAATGTTATCTTCAGTATAAAATTCAACTTCTTTATATCCAGTATAGATTACCTGTCTAAACCCGTCTAATTCGTTTGCGACATTGGTTAACCCAATAATGTCACCGCTTTGTAAATCGTGATTAATGTCAAAAATTGCTTTAAAACCTGTAATTGTTTTTTCTATTTTTTCAACTTGGTATTCTTTTTTAGCAAACTCATATACATTCCAATCTAGTCCGTCGTCTGTAACCCAAACAAACTGTCCTTGTTTAACTAAGTTAATATCAAACCCTAACAACTGACTTACATTAGGAGTTATAAAATCAATTTGCGCAGGCGCTACATAGCCCGCGGTTTTTGTTATTTCTTCATAGTTTTCAAATTCAAAAATTTGTTGGTTGTAATTTGCTGGTTTAACTTGTAAATCAGTAGATGGAACTTGATATATAAAATCAGTTCTAGTATTATCAACTGATTTAACTAATTCAAAAGGCTGAGGTGTTAGTTTATATTTTGATTCGTCAATGGTAATTTCATATTCGTCAAAACTATCAGTTGCACCATATTGACCTGCTCTGATTGCCCATTCCTCGAAAAATTCAATACTGTCTTTGTCTGCACTACTAAGTTTATCAAATAATTTAGTTAGCACATTTTTAGTACCTTTGTCTTGTATCATTCCTTGATAAAATTTATACTGACTAATATCGTCGTTAATGATATTTTTTAAATATTCTCTTTTTTGATATCCAATTAAGTGCTGTGCAAGTCTTTGCTGCTCAGTATCAAAATTATCAGTATCTAAGTCATAAAAATCTGCAAATTGAGCAGCTCTATAATCAAAGTTAGGAATTAATTGATTAACCGGCTTTTCTACTAATGTTGACCAATTTATGTTGTTAAAAAATTCACCACTTGTATGACTAACTATCGAAGTATAATATTTGTCTTTATATTGTACTACATCGCCAATTATATAATCTTTATAACTTTTCCATTTTGTAACTTTAGGTTCGTCGAACACAAATCCTGGTATGTTTAAAGTACCGCTCCAGTTAGCAGTTCTATAGCCAGTTACTTTAATTCGTTCTTGTCTGTATCCACTGGTTTCATTGTAAATTGTATCTGCAAAAACAGTATCATTATCAATCACAATGCAATGTTCTTTTTGCACTAAGAATAAACGAATAAAATAAACACCAACATTATCGTCGTTACTTGCAAGACTAAAACTGTTATCTGTATCTCTTACTAAATTAACAAATTCATTTGATAATAATTTACCGTCTTGATCTAAAACTTCGTAATCAAAAATACTGTCATACAAACTATCTGGCAAATAGAAATCTCTTTTAAACTGTATTTTGTTTGCACTAGGAGACAAACTTATTATACTGTTTTCTCCCCAGTTTTGTGTTGTCCAGAATAAAAATTCTTTAGCACTTAATCTAAAGTTTTCAACTATTCCGTACTTTGCATTATTATAATCAAATATAAATCCAACAGATTTTAAATATCGGTCATATCCTAACAGAAAATCAATTACTTGCTGATATGAAGTAAACACAGTTCCGTACTGAAGGTAAGATAATTGCGATGAAAACCGTTTACTAAATCTTGCTGTACGACCGCCGACTGTAGGAAGAGTTCCTAATTTTGAAAATTTAGTAGTATCAAAGATATTATTGCTTGTATGAGTTTCTGTCACTCTATAATAGTTATTATCATATCTTACAATGCCGCCTGCAACGTAAAGTTTTTCTTCGTTCCAAGTACTAAAAGTTTCGCTTATACCGCCAACTGTAACAAACGGATCGCTATTAGTTTCTGTTGCACTATAATAAGGAAACGTTGGATTATATCTATCATATCCATTTATTTTATACCCAGTTGGAACTTTTTCAATTACAACACCGCTATATGTAACTACTTCATAAGGACTACTAGTTTTTAAGAAAAGATTATAATTTTCTTGCGGAGTAAATATATCGCCCGAACTATTTGGTGTTTTACTGTCCAATACAAGATTTATTTTATCTTTATCACTAAATCCTGCTAATCTAAAACTTAGATTAAAGTTAATTGATTTTACATATTCTACATATGTTTCGTATGACATATTATTATAATCTATATAACCTTTAATATAGTTTAAAAGTCCTGCACTTTTATTATTAAAATCAATGTTAGTTGTTGATATTGATGTTTTATGATCATATATAATATTTCCAGCTAAGTTTTTAGAAATTTTACTATAGTCGTAAGTTAACCCAAATATCTGTGCAGGACGTAACAATAACATTGCATTTAGTAAACTAAATGGATATTCTGAACTTCGGCGCCATGCAGTTTCAGCAGGACCTTGATCTCCGAACTCAAAACTATATCCAATCTGATTTGCAAAACTAAAATCTTTTGAAAATCCTGTTTGGAAAGGACTTCTTATTCTTCCATATTCGTCAACTGGTATTTGTTTTAATAAATTTGGTCTAGCAAATCTAACATCTTTTACAACAGACGTATTAGGTTCTCTAATAATTCCAGCTTCTAAATCTTTCCATAACGGCAAGTTATTACTTGTGTAAGGTGCTGGGCCGTATACTTCTTCCCACCATGTTGGCTGTATGCTGAATCCCAACATTTCCCAAGGAGTTAAATTTGGTGTATCTGTATCGTAAGCATTTTTATAAACAGCTCTCCAAAATCCTTCTAATTTTGTTCCATTAATATCGCTAGACGATTTATAATTGTAAGTAAACGAATCATTTATATCACTGTATTTGTTGACATTGAAATCATAAACTTGAGCTACATTAGTCCAATTTATAAAATCTGCAATCATTATGTTATTAACATCTTTTTGATTTAACCCTGTGTCTCTATAACGCCCGGGTATAAAATTAAATAAGTCAAAATTATCAGGATTATAACGTGTTTTAACATTATTAAAAATACGTTTTTCTAGCTCTAGTAACAAGTCATCACGGAAATCGTTAAACGCAATTGTTCTGCTTCCGTCATGTCCTATAACTACTTTAGTTGGAGTGCTGTATGTATTATCAATATAAATTTTTGGTTCGTATAACGGATACAAACCTAGCTTACTAGGAGTTGGCGGAACAAAACACCCGTCAGTTGTTTCGTACTCGTGTATTTCAATTTTGTCGTCAATTTCAACAGAATAAATATATACAAATCCTTCTTCGGTGAATGTATATTCGTTTTCGTAAATTAACTGTGTACCGTTTTTGTATATTAAAACAGATTTACTTGTTAGTTTATTTAAATTAAATGCACTAGTTAATGGATAATAAGGATTTCCAGAATCTAAAACAGTATACTCAATTATATTTTTGCCGCCAAATGGCACCGTATCACTATTATAAAATGCATCGTTTCTTGTTTTATTTAAAGCAAATTGTTCTAACAAATAATCTACATGCTTTACATCTGTGTTATTGTATCCGTCATATGTAGCAATTCTTAAGAACTCTCTTTTAAATTTGCTGTATTCTTTTAAAGCAAATTTTAAAGAATTAACAACATTATAATCTTTTGATGTTAAATGATACAGTGCTAACCCTATAGGCCCTGAATGCTGTACAAACCTATCTCCATAAATTTCAATATTTCCTAAGTCTCGTAAATTACCAACTCCTGGATGTATTCCATTAAAGTTGTCATTGTTTTCGACTATAGTCTGTACATGATCGTTAACTTCACCGATTGTAAATTCAGTTACATCTAAGTTGTTAGGATTTCTTTCTAAATTATATGCAGTTTCATAATATCCGTTTTCATTTTTACTAGACGTTGAATAACATTTAATAATTAATCTATCGTTTTCAGAAATATCATTGTTTAAAACAATTAAAACTTGTTGTTTAGAATTTGTTGTTAAAGTATAATCAATGTTTTCTTTTAAGAAACTTCTGTTAGTAAATAACTTAATTTTTAAATCACTTATTGTTGCACTCTTATCAAAACAGTTTACAACAAAATTATTAGTTTGTTGCGATCCTTGAAAGTCAAGTATTACTGCTTGATTGCTTTTTTCAAAATGTTTCTTCCATGCATTTTCAAAAGAAATTTCTCCAGTATAACTATCTGTAATTTTTACAAATCCTTGATTACTAGGAATATCTATAGTTTCGTCGTTAATAATATATGTATTGCTTTGTTTTAGTAAATCAAATTCAAAAACAATGTCGCCTACATTATTAATATTCTTATAAGAAATTGGAAATCCTAATTCTGTATCGTTTGTGCCTGTGCCTTGCTTATATGCAAATATTTTATTTCCAAAGAAATTACTGCTTTCATAGTAAATATCGCCATAAGAAATATTGTTTTTATCAAAAAGATCAAATAATGGCGCTTGGTTTATTGCAGTTTTATCTTGTGATTTTTTCCAACTTGTTCCATCAAAGAAATATTGCTTGCCGGCATTGAGTTTGCCTTCTTTTACCAACACAATTTCATTTTCGTTTGGCTCTGCATCAAGTTCTTCTTTGAGTGTAATTTGTGTGCTATTTTGAAACTTAATAAATTCTACTTTATAAATTTTATTATTTACTAAAGGATCGTTATCATTTACAAATAGAATACGCATTCCATCTACAACATCTACGTTATCAATATTGTATCCTTGTGACCCTTCAATAACTGAAAAAATATCATTTGTCCAGTCGTCAACTAAATCAATTGCGTCTTTACAAATTGTACCGTTGTGCCACATTTTAATGCCTGGTGCAAATTCAATAATAGGTCTTTTACCTCTACTATTTTCTGGCAAGATATAATCTTGTTTGTTAATTTCTGCTGATTTTGTAATTACATCAATATGAAACCATCTATTATATCTTGCCCAAGGGTTTTTATCTTTACTAGATCTATTTGATATAATGTAATCCTTTGTTGCAGGATAACCGATACTTGTACTCCACGGGAGTCTATCAAAACCAAATGCATCAAACGGAATCTGTTCATCTTCTGCTAATAGATCCGAAGTTGTTAAATCTTCAACAGATATTAGTACAATTTCTTTTCCAACACCTTCAACATAGAATTCTCCGCTGCTGTATTTTTCTGGAGTAATATTTCCAACAAAAGAAATTTTCATACCATTACTTAGACTCCAGCCTTCTGCGGTAGTATAATTTCTTTTGCCTAATAATTCGTTTTCGACATCTAAAATAGAATTTTCTTCAGCATCTGCAATATTAAATAATCCGCTTGTATTAATATCTTCTTTACTAATATAATAAAGCTCATTAGGTGCATTAGCTGGAACTGTAAACTCAATTACGCCAGTTTCTACATATCCGTCGCTATCTTCATTTGTAGTTGTTACACCTTCGTTATAAAGTGTACTAACATTTGTAACACTATCTTCAAATGTTAATCCTGGTAAAAATTTTCTACTAATAGCAAGTGCAAAAGGATGCCCTGGCGTGTTAATTTCAAATCTATAAGTTTGACCTCTATAAAGAGTAATTAAAGGATTTCTTGTTAATTTGTTAGGTGTAAACAAATAAGCAAAATTATCACCGTCGTCTACTACTTCAACTTTGTATGTACTTGAAACACCTTGCTGATTGCCAAATACAGTAACAGTTTGCGGGCCGTTTGGTAACCAATAATATTCACGGAAATTAGTAAACTTATCAAAATCAATATGCGGGTTCCAAGAATAAATTTCTTGCTCATTTAGACGACTATGGTTAAGAGTATTACTATTAAAAGTGTTAAGTTGACCAATGTAGTCAACATAATCTTTATGAAATACAACATTATCCAAATCATCTTTGATGTTTATACTAGGATCTAATTGATAATTTGATCTTACGGAGTTTATTTCAGTAAGATATGTACTGTTATTAATATTAGCTTTAGCATTTTTTCTGCCAATAAAAGCATTAATCTTTTCAACTGCACCAGTCGAAAATAACTGATCTACAGTAGAACTTACAAGTTTTTCATTTGTACTAGTTCTAAAATAGCGAGGTAAAAATCTACTACTTTTTTTACTATTGTCACCAACTGGAAATTCTGGTTGCTGATCTTCATATGCCATACTGTGTAATCCTCTATTATTCGCTTAATGTGCTACTTTGTATATTAACGTTTTGAGTATTTGTTGATGTAACTACACTACCACTTGCTTTTAATCTAGTAGCAGTAATCGCATCAATAATTTCAATATCGTTAACTGTTGCAGCACTTACAAATATTTCATCGCTTTCTGCTTTTATTTCGTATAAACTACCAAAACTTTGATTTTCTTGTATCGGTACTAAAACTATACTTGCAATATCCGGTGTTAATGTAGAAACAATATAAGTTGCTAATTCACTAAAATAAAATGTTTCTCCAAAGTCCCAGTTTTCTAAACTAAAAAATGTATTAATAGCTGATACTACTCTAGCTTTAATATCATTATCATTTAAAACTTGTTCATTATTTTTTACTATTTTAATCTTTGCTTGTAAATCTACTGATGCTTTACTGCCAAATAACGGTTTGTATTTTACAGGATGATATATTACTTCGTCACTAATACTTTTACGCTGATTAATTTCTTGTCCGTATTGAATAAACAATTCGTCGCTGCTTGGAGGTAACGGTTTTTCAACAATTTCATTTATTAACCATTTTCTATACTGAGTATCGTAGGATCTAGTTAACAAGAATGTATCTATCATATTTGAAACACTAGGATCTAATCTACGATTTTCATTTGCTGCATGATAATATCTAAATTTAATATTATCTCTTCCAACAAATGCACGATACATATCAGTGATTAATAAACGATTATTTTTTAGTTGTTTGAAAATGTCTGTTGCTCTAAAATAGAAAACAGCACCTTCGTTGTATTGGCTTAGAGCACCAATATTTTGTTCTAGTTCAAATGTATCTATAATACCTTCAACGGTATTATCAACTGCATAAAAGGCTTCTCCGTCGCCGGTAGACATCTTTTTTTCGTAAACATAACTAGAATTTTCTATTGCAACAAAATCCGTAAAAATATCAGGATTATCAACAACTCCGTCGTCGTCACTATCATAAAAATCTATTTCAACTTTGGTACTATCAACATAATTGTCAATGTTAATATAATCAGAAACAATTTGCCAGTCAATGTCTGTAGTAAAATAATCTAAAGCAAGAGGCTTATTGTTAATGTTTAATAGTTGTATTCTATCTTTAACTATTTTTTGTGTTCTACTATCATAAATTTTATCAACTTTATCAAAATAAAATCTAATTTCATCTAAGCTGCTGAATACATAACGAAGTCCTCGATATGTAACAGTGTAATAAACTCCGTTTGTTTCAAATAATATTAGCCAACTTCCATCTAAATTTCTGCCAGAAATATCTCCGGTACTACTTAAACTAAACTCTTGCGAAGAACTTAAATCTTTATCTAGTATAACGTTCCACTGACTCTTTTCAAAATCGTATCTTAACCCAAAGCGTTTAAATGCAAACATTTGCTCAACAAATAAGTTGATAGTATCTTCGGTTAATATTTTATTTAAAACAGGTACAATTTCTACAAGTTTACTACCTGTTTCAATGTTGTCATTTAAAATTACAGGACCTAAAGTAGTGTCAGGATCGTTGCTGGTTCCATTTTCAAAGACACTTATAACTTTAACCCATTTATAAGTAATAGCACCTTTTACTGTTGCTGTACCAAGTTTTAATTTATTATTGTCAGTACTATCAAAATAGTAACCCAACGGTGCTTCAAATTTAAGATATGCACCAGGCTTTACATATGTTAGCAATCCACTTGTAAATGTTCCAAGTGTAGCAATAATAGAATCATTATCAATTAATTTACCACTACATCTGTTTAAATCAAATGTTTCTTTATTCCAAGATAATTGAAAATTTGCAATAGACTGGTTACGTGGATACTTATCCAAATAATAGTTGCGCATTTTACTATTTTTAATTAATTCAACAATTGAATTTCTAGCAAAAAATTCAATATCTGTTTGATTTGTGAATTCAAAATTGATCTTTTCTTTTAAATATTCTCTGTAAATTATTCCATCATTGCCATACATGTTAGTGTTGCTATATTTTCCAGTTGAATCTCTTAAATCAAAATACCTACTAACACCACTACTAGTTCTATTAACACTTTTAGTTTTAACTATTTCTTGACTAACACTTAACGGTCCTACATTATAATCTTCGCCTGTAATTAAGCGATCCTGTGTGTAGTAATTAGAAGGAGCATTTTGCTTAATACTTGCATTTGTTTCACTAATGCTTGCATTAGTTATTGTATTTTGCAACTCTAAAACTAGAGATATTTTTTCAACTTTTCCTGCTTTACTAATATAAGGAACAACAACATTAACACCGGTAAATTCAGAAGGTACAATACGCAAGGATCTATTAGAACTTTGTCTATAATATATCCTAAATTGCCCTTTTGGAATATTGCCAAATAATCCGTCACTAAATACCAAACTAATTGTATCATTTAATTTTGTTAAAACTGTGTAAATGTTCTTAACATTTTTTTCAAGACTATTATATACAATATTGTTGCCTTCGACAGCATCAACTTTTGTCCACAAATCAGATTCGTTTCCGTCAGCATTTAAACCATAAAGCCATACATCGTCATTGTTAATATTTGCAGTATTAACATCTACAGATTCATGGGGTGCAGCAACATCTAATTGGAACTGATTATTTAAAAGTTTACCTTGTCTAAAATGTAAAAAATAACCGCTGTTTGAACTACCAGGGCCTTGGCCGTTATCTCTATACAAGAAAGCTAAATTGTTTCCTGGTAACGGAGCTTCTTCGTAAATGTTGTTTTCATTAAAATTAGTGCTTACAACTTCAAAATTTTCTTTTTTATTGTCAACAGATTTAGAAAATTCGTAAACTGGAACAGTATTACTTGTACCATTAAATCTATATAACTGAGTTGTTATACCACTTATATTTCCGTTTTTTAATGGCTTACCAATACCGTTTTGAGATGGAAGTGCAGCATTTAAAATCCTTGTAAACTGTTCTCTCCAATTTGAGTTAGTGGTATCATTCCATAAAATACTTTGATTGGTAAGGTTTAAATTGTTGCTATCAACAATTGTTTCAGTTGTACTTAAACTTACAATCTTTAATAATCCATTTGCCGGCTTATTTCTTTTTGGATTGTAACTTAGTAACCTAGCATGTCTTAGCACACTTTCTCTACGTTCGGCTAACTCTAAGAAGTTATCTCTGGCATTTAAATCAACACGATAGCTAATGTTTTGTCCTAAGAACGCAATTAAGTCTATAAGAGCAATATATTCACTACTTTCAATATAGTCGTTAAAATCTTCAGGATAATTTTCACGCAGGTAATTGATCATTGTTCTGCGTAGATTGTCAAAATCATAGCTCTTAAAGTCTGCGTTTTTAAAAGTTTGGTAGATACGCTTCCAATCTTCCGACTTTAGTAGTTTGTTTTGTCTATCAGTTATAGCCATAGAGATATTCCTTTAATACAATAATATTTATCGCATTGAATAATATGCGCAGTTAAATTAAACCTGCATTCTGATCAAATCTAAGTTGTAATTTTTCACTGATACTGTAAGTTAAATATGTTAGCTGCACTTCAATTTGAATGCCATGTTCGTAACTGTCAATTGCAACTTTATCAACACTTACTCTTGGGTCATAATTGATAATTTCTGTAACATTTTTTTCAACAGCTAATTTTAAATCGTCGGTTAGTGGTTCAAATAATATGTCCCAAATAATAGTTCCAAATGTTGGATTTTCTAGCTTTTCGCCTTGACGAATATGGAAATGATTTAATATATCTTGTTTTATAAGATCTAAATCATAAATTTTAAATTTTTTAGGACGTCCAACTGTACTCACGCCCCTATAAGATTTACTAGTTACAGGCGATTGCTTTGTATTTGTGCCAACAGATGTATTTTTATATATTCTTTGTACCATAACGTATTTACCTTAGGAAATTGTACCCAAATTAGGGTCTATTAGATATCCGTTTCTATCTAATACTATTGGATTATTAGAATTTGTACCTATTCTACCATTAGACATAATATTGTTACCAGCTATTACATTAAATCCTTGCGCTGCACTTGTTAAAGAAAGCAAATTTTCTGTATTAGTAATGTTATTATTAGATGCTGCATTTACTAAAGCTCTTGTTGCAGAACCCATATCAACTGCTAATTGGCCTATAGGAGTATCAAATTGTAATCCAGCAAGTATTTCTCCTCTTTCGTTATTTGTTAAAGTAATAGGGTTACCTGTTAATTTTTGTGCAAATGCACTAGCAACAATCGTTTGAACTTCTATAGGAGCACTTAAAATTGCATCACCAACTTCGCCAACAAATTCGCCAATTCCTCTACCAAACCCAGTTAGGACAGGGCCTATGCCTGGAATTTGATTAAGTGCATCTCCTAAGCCGGTTCCAAAGTCTCCAACTATATCACCGATACTACCGCCAATTTTTCCTAATGCATCTCCTAAAGGTCCAGCTAATCCGCCAACTTGTTTTAACAGGTCTCCTGCAATACTTGAAAGCAATGCTGCACCAGCTACTGAGCCTAATAGTCCTTGTACTAATCCTCCAAGACCAGCGGCGCCGCCGCTACCTTTTAAAAATGTATCAATTGTAATTTCAACAGGGCTTTCGCCCGGATTAGTTACTTGTGTTGGATTTTCTTTTTGATATCTGTCAATTGCACCAGTTCCGTTGCCTCCAACTGTATGTGGTCCGCCACCGCCAAAGCCAAAATAACTACCTCCTAATCCTAAAGAAAATCCACCAGCACCAATACTAAAATTAAGACCGCCAATTGATCCGCCAATGCCAAAACCATCTGGTCCAAAACCAGCAGTTATGCCGCCAGCACTAAACGAACCGCTTGTAATGCCTTGAGGACCAAATTCAAAATTCAAAGGACCGTTATTAAATCCACCGCTAAGACCGCCTTCGGTTAAACTTAGACTTAGCGGGCCTGCAGAAATATTTCCGCCTGAAATGTTTCCATTTCCATCAAATCCAAGACTCAAAGGACCTGCTGTAATTCCTTGTATTTTTCCATCTTGAAACCCAATACCGGCGTTTCCTACTCGAAACCCACCCAGTTGTCCATCTTGAATAACTACGCCTGCACTGCCATTATCAAATCCGAAACTTGAATTATTTTGTGTTACTCTAGCAAACAATCCATTTGCATTTATATTAATAGCGCCATTAGATCCTAATGTATCTGTAACAAGTTGCTGTGCGTTTCGAGAAAAACTTTGAGGAGCACGAAAGTCTCTAATCTGTGTATTAATGCTTTGTCCTAACGAACTTAGTGTAGACGAAATTGGACGAATAATCTCTCCAATTGGATTTGTACTTACAGAACCATTATTAACTCCGAAAACTTGCGGAATACTACTAATAGCATTTCCCCTGCTGTCTCTTACTATATTACCATTTCTATCTCTAACAATGGACATGTATTTTCCCTCTTATCTTGGCCTTTGCGGTATTTCAGGATATTTAATACCTTCTCCGCTATCCCATACATCACTGATTAGCCCTCTATCAGTGGCAAGTCTCGATTCGTCTTCAATAGGAATATGAATATCCTGGCTATCTGGCTTGGCTTCTGTTTTATCTGGCGTAACTGCGGCAGGATCCCAATTTTCATGCCCGCTCCACGGTTCGTGTTGTGGAACTCTGCCTGGAAATAATGCTGCCAATGATACTTCTTGTATAATTGGCGATTCTATAGAAGGTTCTGCTGCTGTTGCTTCTGTTGCGGTAGCTGCTGTAGGGCCGTTCATATGGATTGGAACAGCAGTTTCGTAGTGTCCTTTTCCACTGCTAATATTACTACTGCCGCCGCTAGTTATTTTAGTATCTTTTCCAACTAAAATTTCACAGTTTGCACCAACTTGTAGTTTCATATCACCCGAACCCGATATGCCTTCAATTCCTTCTAGTGCAGTATAAAATAAACTCTTATCAGCTGTTATGTGTGTGTTTTCAAAAGATTTTGAAAATATATTTTTTTCGCTTAAAATATGCATATCTTGGAGAGATGTGATATGAGTTTGCAAATAACTATTAAACATATTTCTTTCGCCAGCAGTAACATAATTGTCTTGAACTGCATATAACTCTATGTTAGTTGCAGCACTCGTTTTGTATGTTTCTCCTACACGATTTTCAATATTTTTACCTACGGTGTGATATTGATTCTGAACAGCATTAGTGTTGATGTTTCTACCTGCTTCTAAATTAATATCTCTATCAGCAACAAAATTAATGTCTTGTTCACTATGAACACTTATACTATCCTGTGCGTAGATATCAATTTTACCATTACTAGATAATTCAATCCAGCTTGTTCCTCTTCCGTTTGAAATATAAATTAAATCTTCGCTGTTGTGTAATAAGATTTGATGTCCTGTACGTGTTCTTAAACGAACCATTTCGTTGTGCGGAATAGATTTATCGCCGCCGGAACTTAATTCTTGATCAATATATTCATAAGGAACGCTATCTGCTGGCCCTTTGCGTAATCTTTTATCATCGCCGTCGTCAATTACAATGCTCTGTCCACCTAATCTACTTTTTGGAACAGTTGCTTTATTATCTTTTGTGCCTCGTTGTGCCCTTGGTCCTGCTTTGTCCACTGGTCCTGGACTACTCATTCCATAAACCGAACTAGGTATTTCTCTTCTAGCACTTGTACTTGTTATACCACGAATATCGTCTTCTGCTAATCCTGATTCTTTTAACTTTTCTATAAATTTTAAGTTAAGAGGCTTTTTGTTTTTTGTAGGATCTTTTTGTTTTTCGCCATCTGTTTTTTTGTTGTATTCTGCTGTTGGTAGTTTTTTACCTTTTACACCTTCTGGAGGTTTTCCTTTATAGTACTCAGTTGCAGGCTGTCCGCCTGGAACCATAAAGTTCATAAATCTATCTTGAATACAAGCAAACCAATAACCCCTATTAACATCTCCGTCGACAAAACCACATAATACCCGTGTTCCTACGTCCGGAGGAACTGCCCAAAACCCATAACTTTGCTGTGTATCAGAATATGCTTCACCTGGTGTTAAATGTTCAGCAGGAGTAGTTCCATAAAAAACAGGAGCATAATCAACATCGATCGTTTCGCCAACGTCTTCTAGTTCGTTGCCAGCAGTATCAAAGTTAATTATTGTAACTTTTAAACCTCCCATATAATGAGGGTCTAAATGACTAACAATACGCCCAACTTTAAAGCCGTATTTTTTAGCACTGTTAGGATCATCCTGTGTTCTTGTTAACTCATTATTTTTTGTATTATCTTGTGACATTCTGTTTCCTTAAAACGGTGTATATGGACCGGTTGCACCATCTTGAAGAATTGTTGTAGTTTCTTCTTGAGGCACTTCGTCTTGATTTCTAAGTCTTAATAAGTTTAACCTTTGAGTAAATTTACCACCGCTAATTGTATTAGAAATTGCTAACACTCTATATAACCCACTAAACGCATCAACCGCTATAGACTGATCTTCTGGAAAAAACATACCGCCTGTAGCATCATTATAATCAATAGGTGTTCTAAAATTAACAATTACACTTGTTTCACTACGTTGATAGTCTAAGCTCCCGTCTGAGTTTACAAATAACGAAGATTCTGGGCTGTTGTAATTTCCCATACCGCTATCTGCCATAAAATAAGGATCGCCAAAAATATCTAAATCAAGTTCTAGTAAATCTACATCACTATTAACAATTAAATTATGAAATTGCTGTGCAGCAGATATTTTACTATTACTAATACCATTTCCTCCAGCACTGCTAGTATTAGATGATAACAAGTTACCAGTTTTTGCTAAACCGCCGGGATTCTCAACACCACTACTAGTTGAAACTTGTACGTATTCAACTGCGGTTTGATTAGTATTATCTTGCGTTGCACCTGTAGCATGATCGTTGTTGATATTTCCTAAGTCTGTTTTTAAACCTACAAAAAAAGCTGCGTTTAATCTTATATCAAAATTTAAAATATCACTATTTTCTCCAGTATAGATATAATTATATTCTTTTGCAACAGAATTTTGCATCGGGCCATACCCTGGGCCGCCTGTGGTTGGTAATTGAATTGTACTCATATGAACTTTGTAAGGAACAACTTCATATACATAAGTCCTAGCAAGTCTGCCACTGTGTCTTTGCTGAGTTTTATTTCCATCTAATAAAACTTTACTTTGTACTCTAAACCAATCAATATAACCGTTAGTATCTGGCGATATTTCAGTTAATCCTTGTCCCCATTTACTACTTAAAATAACATCTTCAATAACTTTAGTAATTTTTGTATTCTGACCATAGCTATAAACTCGCAATTCGTTGTCAAGTGTTATATCACTCCGATTAAAAACATCATTTCTATACTGTTTTAATTCAGTAGGCATAGGAGTTTTACCAGTTTCTTGAAATCCATCAATTATTTTAGCTGCGCCAAAGTCATTAAGTCCTAAAGATTCTGCAACTCCAAAATCTTCTTGCTGATCTGCAACAAAATTATCAACATAATTTTTTATTGAAGGATCTACTGTATTTTGTCCTACTCCGCTATCTAAAACGCCGGTTTGAAATCCTGATATTACTGCACCAGGCACCCCTTGATTAGCAACATCCATATTTTGCTGTGCTGCATCAATTTGTGTAGCTTGCAAAGTTCCTAAATTATTAGTAGAAGAGATAGATTGCGGAAAGATAATTGCAATGCTATCAGCTTCAACTTCTTTACCTTCTGCTACTTGTCGTTGTAAGTTTGCATTTAATACAGTTGACAAGCTAAACGGACCGTCTTGTAATACTTCTGCAACAGTTCTACCAGTAATTTGTATATCGCTATTAGTTCTTTCTATTTGATCAAAAAATGCACTTTCGTTCCATGGAATTGCTTCAATAGAATATTGACTGCCGCTTGCAGATACATCAAATTGCATGTCAGTTAATTGTATTGGATAATGTCTAGTTAGATTATCTTGCACTGCAACCGGATATCCGTCGTCGTCGTATCCAATAAACTCAATAGAAAGCAGGTAAGGAGTATCTAAGTAGTTTACATATTCATTTCCGTATGCTTCTTTGGCTGCAATAGCTATTGTCTGTAAAAATAACCCCATTGAATACGGTTCTATAATATCAAAAGATATTGCAGTAGCATTAGAGCTACGAGTTGTACTATTATTCATAACTAAACTTTCGATGTTTACATTATCAATAAAATATTCTAACTTTATGCCCAGTCTGTCTTCATAATAAGTTGTTGTCTTGTTTACTGCGCCGCCGCCTGATCTCAAAAGAACATGACTAGGTTCTCTAATCTTGTATGTTGAATTAGGAGAATTTATTTCTCCAGCAGTTAATACAGATAAAGTAAAAATAGTATTAAATGTACTAAATTGATGTAACGGATTGTTTAAAGACATTAAATTCCTAGTACCCTTTTAATATTTGAACTCTTTGGCAAGAAAATTTGTATTCCTGCTTTAAAATCATTTATAGGATCTTCAATAGTGTCCATATTTCTTTGTGTAAATATCCACCATAATTTAGTATTACCGTATAAGTCGTATGCTAACAAGTCTGGTCTACTTTCGTACTGCGGTTCTATTGTATAAAGTATATCATCATCCTGTGCCGGAACAGGCCTTATACTGAAATATCCCAATGATCCATCCTTAGCTAGTGGAGTAGAAGCATAAGGGCTTGCATTACTATACTCTGCCATTATAAATATCCTTGATCAATTAAATTACCATTAACAAAACTATCTAAACTAAATTGATTAACTTTGTTTCTGCTGTATGCAACTTTAAACACACACGTAATTGTGCTTAATGTAGGAACCATACCGTTATTAGACAGTCCAAATCCGTCAACATCTGCACCTGTAGAAAATTCTGATTTAATATAATCTACATCAGCTGGTAAATCTACAGTAAACGATGTAAGTAAAACAGGAATATTTTTTAAAACATAATCTCCATATCCATTTAGTTTCATTAAGGGCGGTGGAGCTCCTTTATTACTAGTTTGACCATATGACATTTTGCTAACACTTCGTAAAAAGTGAACTGCGGCTATCCAATACTTTCCATCTTCAGAATTTTGTACTGGAAACTGTCCAGATACTTGAATATCTTCAACTCTGCTACTTTCATATTGCGGAAAAGCATAATTATTATGTGTATGAGTTAGTTCATTGTAGTTTGCACTTTGACTAAGTAGTACTGTAGGCACGGTTGGCCAAACTAAGGAGTTATTTGTATTTCTTAATGGAGCAAGAATAGGACTACTAGAAAATGCACCAGTTGAAGGCATCGAGATTCGCACTCTCCAATCGTCAGTGTACTCATCAGTGTAACTAAAACTAGCCTGTACAGCGTTAGCTTGTGCTGGTTCTGCTCCGGGTCGAATGTTTCTACTTCTTATACTAGACATTAGGTTGTTGACATTGCCTAAAAAATCCGATATAGGGGTGTTATTGTTAGATTGATTGCCTGAAAAATTTGAAGGCGAACTTACTCGAGTAGTCATATTAATCTCCTGTATAGTATTTAGTTGACAAAATAAAGTGCGTGTATTATAATTAATTAAAACTAGGATATTTTAATGAAAAGAGTAAATTATTTAAACAACAAAGACATGTTAGCCGAGATACATAAATCAAAAGCAACATTTTGCAGTTACGTTGCACCAGAATATGCACATTATGATATTATTTTGCCAAGTGTTGACAAAATAAACATTAGAACAGTAGCAGAAGCTAAAAGAAATAAAGCAAAACTACAAAGTCAACGTGCATACGAGCAGCAAAAAGCTATTAATAAGAAAACAAAAATGGCAGATTGCGAAGTAGACTACAAAACAATTAAAAAACAAGATCTTGTCTTTCGTATTATGATGTTTGACCACGTGCCAGACGAACCCGGGCGTAAAAAGAACCCAAAAACAATGGCAGATACCAAAACAAAACTTAATTTTCCACCATTTCAGCATTATAAGTTTGACGATGACGACAATTTAATTTGTGTAGGAAAAAGTCATTGGAAGGGCGGTATGGAAAACGGTCATTTTGATAAGACACACGGCATGGCTACCAATAAACTTGCTATGATGTGGTTAAAACTAGTTGATCGGTATGCAACTCGTGGAAATGTACGTGGATATACCTATAATGACGAAATGAAAGGGCAAGCAATACTGCAATTATCGCAAATTGGCTTGCAGTTTGACGAATCAAAGTCAAACAACCCGTTTGCCTACTACACAGCAGCAGTTACTAACAGTTTTGTTCGTGTTATCAACTTGGAAAAGCGTAATCAGAACATTAGGGATGACATACTTGAGATGAATGACATGAATCCTAGTCATACTAGACTACATAACGGCGAATGGGAAGCAGCACAACGTAGAGAAAATGCAAATAAAGGTTGATCTTTACAGTATTCTCCATTATACTGTACTAGAAGTGGAGTTTTCTATTGTTTAAAAAAGCAGCAGTGTTTACAGACATTCATTTAGGTATGAAAGGCAATTCTCGAGTTCATAATCAGGACTGCGAGGACTATATTGATTGGTATATCGAACAAGCTAAGGCTCACGGTTGTGAGACTGGCTTGTTTTGTGGCGACTGGCACCATAATCGCAACAGTCTCAACCTTACAACTATGGATACAACCATTAGGCTACTAGAAAAACTAGGTGCAGCCTTTGAAAACTTTTACATGTTTGCTGGTAACCACGATTTGTATTACAAAGACAAGCGTGATGTGAAGTCAACTGAGTTTGCAAGACACATTCCTGGCATTACGGTAATTGAAGAGATGATGGTCCAGGACGATGTTGCACTGATTCCGTGGTTAGTAGGCGACGAATGGAAGAAAATTCCTAAAATGAAGGCCAAATACCTATTTGGTCACTTCGAACTACCCAGTTTCTATATGAACGCTATGGTACAGATGCCAGATCACGGTGAACTTAGAAGCGAACACTTTGTTAATCAAGAGTACGTGTTTAGTGGACACTTCCACAAGCGTCAGAAACAAGGCAAGATCCACTACATCGGTAATGCCTTTCCGCATAACTATGCTGATGCGTGGGACGATGCACGTGGTATGATGATACTTGACAAAGAGAATGATGCAGAACCATTGTACCTTGATTGGACAGAGTGTCCTAAGTACCGTACCGTTAAACTTTCTCAATTAATTGACGAACAGGCTACACTTATTAAACCAAATATGTATCTAAGAGTTACATTAGATATTGATATTAGTTACGAAGAAGCTAGTTTTGTTAAAGAAACCTTCTTAGAGCAATATAAGTGTAGAGAGATTACACTAATTCCGCAAAAACACCTTGAGGAAATTACTACAGACTTAGATATTGCACAGTTTGAAAGTGTAGATCAAATTGTTAGCAATGAAATACTAGCAATTGATAGCGAAAACTTTAACAAGTCGGTGCTACTAGAAATTTATAACGGGTTAGAATGATTAAAATAAAAGATCTTACAGTAAAAAACTTCATGAGTGTGGGTAATGTTACCCAAGCAGTTGATTTTAACGAAGAACAGCTAACACTTGTACTAGGAGAAAACCTTGATCAAGGTGGCGATGACAGCGGAAGTCGCAACGGTACTGGTAAAACTACTATCATTAATGCATTAAGCTATGCGTTGTTTGGTAATGCACTTACAAACATCAAAAAGAATAATCTTATTAACAAAACCAATTCAAAAGGCATGTTGGTCACCCTTAACTTTGAGAAAGGCGGTAACAAATACCGTATTGAACGTGGAAGGTCGCCTAATGTGCTCAAGTTTTACATTAATGACCACGAACAGAAAGAAGATATAGACGAATCACAAGGCGACAGTCGTAAAACACAGGAAAGTATTCAAGAGTTACTAGGTATGAGCCACGATATGTTCAAACATATCCTTGCACTTAACACTTATACTGATCCATTCTTAAGTATGCGAGCAAATGACCAACGTGCTATTATTGAACAGCTTCTTGGTATTACTATTCTTACTGAAAAAGCAGATTTGTTAAAAGATAAAGTACGTCAAACTAAAGATGCTATTACAGAAGAAACAATGCGAATTAACGCTATTGAAGCAAGTAACAAAAAAATACAACAAAGTATCGAAACACTTGTTGGAAGACAACGTGCATGGGAAGCAAAGCGTAGAGACGATGTTGAAAAACTTAAATTAGCTATTGAAGAATTAGAAAAACTAGATATCGATGCGGAGTTAGAAGCACATGACAAACTAACCAATTGGACTGAGCTTAACAATCGTATTACAAGTCTTAATAAAGAAAAAGCAACACTTGAGTCTGCATTAATGAGAGCAACCAAGAGCGTTGAAAAGGCAGAGAAAGATATCAACAATCTTGATGACGCAACATGTTATACTTGCGGACAAGCCCTACATGCTGATAAAAAAGCAGAAATTGAAAACAAAAAACAAAAAGAACTAACCGATGCGCTTGCATATCAATCCGAAGTTGCAGATAAACTAGAAGCAACTATGAAATTTCTCGAAGACATTGGAGATATTAATGGTCGGCCAAATACATTTTATGATACAGCCAAGGAAGCATACGAACACAGAAACAATGTAGATAACTTAAATTCAGCATTAGTAAATAAAATTCAAGAACAAGATCCGTATCAAGCACAAGTTGACGATTTAAATAATACTGCAATGCAAGAAATTTTGTGGGATACAATAAACGATCTTACAAGTCTAAAAGAACATCAAGAGTTTCTCCTTAAACTGTTGACTAACAAAGACTCGTTTATTCGCAAAAAGATTATCGATCAAAACTTAGCGTACTTAAACAACAGGCTCACATATTATTTAGACAAACTAGGCTTGCCTCATCAAGTAGTGTTTCAAAATGATTTAAGTGTTGAAATTACACAACTTGGTCAAGACTTAGACTTTGATAACCTGTCACGTGGTGAACGCAACAGACTTATACTAGGTATGAGTTTTGCATTCCGTGACGTATGGGAAAGCCTTTATCAAGGTATTAACTTGTTGTTTATCGACGAGTTAATCGACAGTGGTATGGACACTGCTGGTGTTGAAAATGCACTTAGCGTACTTAAAAAGATGGGAAGAGAGCGTAATAAAAATGTTTTCCTTATCTCGCACAAAGACGAGTTAGTTGGTAGAGTTAATCATGTTTTAAAAGTTATTAAAGAAAACGGCTTTACCTCATATGAAAATGATGTTGAAATTACCGAATGACAGACGACACACACGACAAACTTGTTAAGACATATCTAAAATATTTTGAAACAAACGAAAAGTTTGAACATAAGCCTAGTGAAAGAACTAAAAGAGCAGCAAGGCGTGAATTAAGGCAACTTATAAATTTAGCAAAACAAAGGCAAGAAGAAATAATAAAAAAATACAATAATGTATTAGAAGGCTATCGACAAGATCAAAAACGGAAGAAGAAAAAATAATCGACTATACATAATGTATGAGTTGGTTGTTTAAAGGTAAAGAAATAAATTTAATACCAGATGAGTATGAAGGCTTTGTTTACCTTATAACAAATCTTACCAACAATCAAAAGTACGTAGGCAAAAAACTAGCAAAGTTTAAAACAACCAAGCCACCACTCAAAGGCAAGAAGAACAAACGCAGAGGCTTTAAAGAAAGCGACTGGCGCGAGTACTGGGGCAGCTCAGATAGACTTAACGCAGACATTAAAAAACTAGGCCAAGAACATTTCACAAGAGAAATACTGTACTTTTGCAAAAGTAGAGCAGAGATGAGCTACATTGAAGCACGAGAGCAGTTTGATAGGCGAGTATTAGAAACAGACGAATACTACAACGGTATCATTAATGTACGTGTAGGCGGCTCAGAAAAGTTAAGACAGGCACTACTTGAACAACAGGCAAAACAATCCAACACATAAGGTTGGCGGGCCAGTTTAAAAACACCGCTGTGGAAAAAGCTCTCGTATAGAAGCACACGTAACATACTGATTGACTACCCAGAGGTAGGAAGCCATCAAAAGAATTGGGCTCACTAGTTGGTATAGATAGATTGTTGGCTGTCGAAAAACTGCAAATTACACACAAAAACCCTTTAGCACTAGGAACGAAGCGGGGGAATATTGTATACTATATTGTACATTATCCAGGATAATGTATATTATAATATACATAATGTCGACGTAGGTTGGGAAAGGTCAGAGCCCATTGTGTAGCAGTATAATAAAAACCTACTTCCGATCTCGGCTGGTGATACTCACATAATGTTTGAGAGGACGGGACCATAAACAGGTTCCGTCTGACCAGATTAATCTACATAATATTAAATGCATATGCATAAGCATATGCCTTGTTTATTATTAAAAAATATTTTGTGTTAAGCGATAGCGTAAACACAAGTGAGCAAAGCTCACTTCATATAAATACATATATAATAAAAACATGGAATATTTGTAAATGAAATTATCTGAATTATCTAATCGAAAATCTATTTTCTTAAAAGAAGATCAGGATACGTTTGACTTATTAGACATTGCTGCTACTGGTGCAGCTGGTGGTGCAGCTGCCGGTGCTGCTGCTGCTGAAGGCGTAATTAGACAAGTAGGTAATTCGTATTATTTTGTACAGGGCAGAGATGTTTTTAGATTTGCAGTTGGCGATGATGGAATTACAACTAACAGAGGTGCATTAACAGCAGCACGAGATTTTCAAGAGCAATGGAAAACTAGAGGTAACAGAGCATCTTTAAGGACAAGAGGTAATGTAGTTAGTAGAAACTTATTACGATCAAAAATACGTTTTTCAAATCCTGGACAAATAACTAGACAAACTGCACCTAGAGTAGCTGCATTTATGGCAAGCAGAACTGGCACTGTGCTTATGCGAGTTCTTAGAGCATTTGCAGTAGAAGAGCAATTAAGAGACGGCATATTAACTACTATGGCAAACATTGAAGCAGAAATGCTCAATGGAGAAATTACCGAAGCTGAATATCAAGATAAAATACAAGTTGCCTGGGGAATGTATTCAATTCAGCTAAGTGTAATTTTACTAGCAATTCTTAGATCGCCAAGATACCTTAACGTGCTTAGAGGAATTAGAAACATGGTTAGAGCTGGGCAACTTGCAGTAGGGGCTACCGGTATTGGTGCTGTACCGGCAATTATTAGTGCAGTTGTTTCTGAAGCTGGATTTCAGTTGCTTGTTTATGCAGTTACTAGGCCTGCTGTACAACAAGGAATAGTTGACTGGATTGTTGAATGGGGTCAAGAAAGTATAATAGGCTCAATGCTACAAGGTGCAGTTGAATTAGCAGGAGCAGGTATGCAAGGTGCAGCAAACACACTTAATAGCATTACCGGAGGCTTGATTGGCAGCGAAGACTTTTTTGCAGCCAGTGGTGCTGCCCAAGCTAGTGGGTTTGCAGATCCTGGTACAAGAGAACGTGCAGGAGTAAACGGCAGTGCTTTTGCAACATCGCAGTGGGCTAGACTTGTGTTTCAGGATTTAATATTTCCTCCAGGTACTAGCATTGAAAGCAGAAGAGTTCCGTACTACACTCGAGCTAGAAGAGAAATGATGATGGCTGAAGACTTTGGTCCAATGACAAGAGAAGAACCTTCAACAACAGAAGAACCTTCAACAACAGAAGAACCTTCAACAACAGAAGAACCTTCAACAACAGGTGAAACACCTCCGGGTACTGGACAAAGTACTGCTCCAGTGGTTCCTAGAGGCAGAGTAAGCAGCAGTAGATCAGTTGGAGCGCCGCCTACTGTAAGACCAGGCAACGAAGAAAATGCGTTGGATGCTATTGCAGCAGATCGAGCAAGAATTAATTAAATCCAAGGTAGTTTAGTAGTCTTACTAGTTTCGATATTGTCTTTGATAATATTATTAAAAATTTCCAAATCACCAACATCGGTATCGTTAATCAAGTCGTGAATATTTGCACTACCCCTCATATACCATCCGATACGATACCAATTGTCTTTAATCTGTTTGATTTCATTTTCCATATCATCGGCTAGTGAAAATACTTCCTCGTCGGAAAGACTCACTAGCCTTTCCCGAAAAAATCAGATGTATCCAGTGTAACTTGCATTTGATCGTCTTTATTACATTCATTACATTTGATAGAATGTTTTGGAGGCGACCATGTCTTGTGATTTTCTTCGATTGTTTTTTTAACTTTGGCAATATATTTTGTGTCGTTGTTGTCAAGAAATTCCATTATTTCTTGTTTGTTTTTTTCTATTTCGCCTTCGACTTCAATACCAACTATTGCATTTGTTATTGCTTCAAGTTGTGCCTTTGCTAATTCAATGTACAACGGATCCATTGCCTTGCCTTTATCGTCGTCAGAAAAGTCTTTGTTAGTAATTACTTGATTAATTGATCTTCTTATTCCTAACAATCTTTTTTGACCGTTTGTAAATTCTCTATAAGATAGCGGACGAAAATGAAAAGTAAAATTATCTATAGTTAACTTATTGTTAAATGTTTTTGTTAGATAAGAATCTAAATAAGAAGTTAACGGAATTTCGTATTGATTTTCTGATCCGCAATCCTTACAAACTTTTAAAACATTCATAGTATCACCGTAACTAGCAATACGTATTGCAACTAATACAGTATCTATATCTAATGTAGGTATACTCCACGGATCTGTAATAGTTGGAATACAACTTTTTATTGTTGCTACTGTTGCTTCGCCGTTTATTAATGCATCAGGAGTTTTAAACATAATTTCATCATTAGGAGTCATGCTAAACACTGGAATATCAGTATGTTGATTTTCGTACAAAGCGTCCGGCGGATAATACTCGCCTCGGCTTGGCAAATCAATTTGCAGTTTAGGCTGGCGTCTATATTTTTTAAGAATGCTTTGATTGGTCATATTAGTTGTCCTGTCAGGTAAATATACTATAGCATATTTATTGATGTATAAACTAGGAGTTTTACGATTTGGAAAACGAAGCAGGTAGTGGATTAAATTTTCTAACAAACGGCTTGAGACAGGCAGGTAGTGACATTGCTAGTGCCGGTTTGGGCATAGCAGGTAATCTTCTTAGCGGTTCACAAAGTTTAAGTGCATATTCAGACGCACTTAATTCAAATACAAAAATTCTTGGTGCAGCATCTAAAGCAATTGCTGGACTTGTCCAGTTTGCTGAAGGTAGCTTATCTGAGTATCAACAACTTAGTAATATTGGTGCTACGTTTGGAGCCAGTATTGTTGATATTAAGCAAAGTGCTGCTGAAATGGGCTTAGAAGTTAAAGACATGACTGAATTCTTTATGAAAAATCAAAATGCATTAAGAGTTCTCGGTGGTACAACTGAAGATGCTACACAAAGTTTTATTCAAATGAGTAAGGATTTTTTAGACAGCGACTTTGGTACTAATTTACGTATGCTAGGATATGATGTTAAAGATATCAACGAATCGTTAGCTACATTTGCAGATTTACAAACAGTTGAAGGTATGCGCAGGATGCGAACTGATGGCACATTAAATCAAAATGCTGCTAATTTTGCAACAACACTAGACGAATTAAGTAAATTAACAGGCAAACAAAGAGATCAAATTGCTGAAGAAATGAGACAAAGACGCCGCAATGGACAAGTTCAAGCATTGTTGTCTCAGCTAGACGAAGAACAAGCTATGGCATTGCAAGAAGGCTTGCAAACTGCTGGAGAGCTAGGTCCAGGATTTGAAACACTTATTCAAGACTTGGTAGCGTTTGGTGCACCTGTAAGTGATGCAAGTAAAGATATTGCAAAAGCATTACCTAGTGTTATTGATGAATACGAAGCCTATGCAAATGCAATTAGAAGCGGCGCCAGTGCTGAACAAGCACAAGGACTATTAGATCAAGCTATCGGTGCAAGTGTTGAAGGCATGGAATCTCCAGATTTTGCAAATTTAGCACTATTAGGAAACTTTAGTGATGTAGGTGCTAATGCTGCTGATATGTTAGAAAGTAGTTTTGATTTACGCAGAGGTATTACTAGCGCAGCAGAAGGAACTGACGAACTTGCAAGTGTAATTGGAAGTTTAAGAGATACTATTGCAGATCAACAACAAGCGCAAATGGGCGCCGACGGAATTATAAGACAAACTGTAGATATGCAAGAAGCACTACGTGAAACTATTATGTATGTTCAGCAAACTGCATTACCAGCACTAGTAGGAGCAGCTGAATCAGCATTAACAACAGTTACAGAAGCAATGGGCGACGATGCAGCATTACGCAGACAAGTCGAAGAAGCTATTAGCGGCGTTTTAAATCCGGCCAGAGATGCAGTCAATAGCTTAGAAGACATGTTTAGTTTTAATCCTCAAACTGTTCCAATGGATGCAGAACAAGTTATTTTAGGTGAGGGCACGGCTGCTGATTTAGCAAATCAACTTGACATGGATGTTGATCAAGTTTTACAAGATAATGATGTTTCGTCTAACGAAAGAATAGCACAAGCAGAAGCAGCAGTAGCAGAGTCTCAAGCTCAATTGTCAACTGCACAAGCAGAATTAGCAGAGTTAACAAATAGACAAACTGAGTTAGTTCAACAAGGGCAATTTGATAGAGCTGCTGATTTACAAACTGAAATTGATGCTGCTAGAGCAACAGTAGTTGACGCCGAAACTAGGTTAGGACAACGTCAAGATGAAATGCAAATGGCACAAGAAGTTACTATCCAAGCAGTTGAACAAAGTAGAATAGATACTCTAAGAGCTATTGAAGATGGGATGGCATATACAAATAGGCAAGTTGAACGTTATCGCGCAGCACAAGCAGAAGGTGGACAGTTCTACGGCGGTTTTGATAATGGAGGATTTATTCCACAAGATGGGTTTGGTATAGTAGGAGAACGTGGTCCGGAAATAGTTAGCGGTAGTGCTAATGTAACTGGAAGAATGAAAACATTTGATTTTATTAATCAATTAAATGATAAAATGAATAGTGTAGCTACAACAATGGAAAATCAAGTAAATTCGGTTGACAACACTACACAGATAAGTAATAATAATAATGAAATAAGTTCGATGATAAAAGATTTAAATGATTCTATAAAAACTCTTAATGCAGGTATGCATAATATAGCAAGTATAAATCAACAGCAACTTCAGACTGAAATAAAAAGTTTACGAGCTACAAAAGGCTTACAAGGAAATATGTTAAAAGGAATAGGATTGAAATAATGAGTTGGAAAAAACATTTTAAACCAGTACCAACAGGAAACAATCCTAGCGGAAGTTATAGTCCGTTTAGTTTTAAAAGCGGACAAGGAACTGGTATCGGTCCTGCGGCAGCAAATTATAGTAGCCATCTTCCTGATGTATATGTAGGGTCTCCTAATCGTATCGAACGTTATAATCAGTATAATACAATGGATAGTGATAGCGAAGTTAATGCTGCATTGGATATTCTTGCTGAGTTTTGCACACAAAAAGCCAAAGAAAATGATACACATTTTACTTTTAACTTTAGTAAAGAAGCAACAAACGTCGAAATACAAATTTTAGGACAGTATCTAAAACAATGGTGTAAATTAAATCAGTTTGAAACACGTATGTTTAGAGTTATGCGTAATGCATTTAAATACGGTGACCAGTTCTTTATTAGAGATCCAGAAACACAAAAATGGTTTCACGTAGACCCTAGTCAAGTAACAAAAATCATTGTAAACGAAAGTGAAGGCAAACGTCCTGAACAATATGTTGTTAAAAATCTCAATTTTAGTTTTGAAAATCTTGAAGCCACTCCTCTAAATACGCAAAACAGTTACGGCCCCGGAGGAACACAAGGGTACAATCAAGTTACAAATCAGTTTGGAACTGGTGGCAATAGTACTCCTGCAAGCGGTTCTAGTAGATTTGAACAAGGTGAAAAAGAAACATATGTAGATGCTAATCATGTTGTTCATTTAAGTATGAGCGAAGGTTTAGATGGAAATTATCCGTTTGGTAATAGTTTATTAGAAAGTATTTTTAAAGTATACAAGCAAAAAGAATTGCTTGAAGATGCAATTATCATCTATCGAGTTCAACGTGCGCCTGAGCGCAGAGTATTCTACGTTGATGTAGGTAACATGCCATCACACCTTGCTATGCAGTTTGTGGAACGTGTTAAAACAGAAATACACCAAAGACGTATTCCTAGTAAAACAGGCGGCGGTCAGAATGTTATCGACAGTAGTTATAATCCACTGTCAATCAACGAAGACTACTTTTTCCCTCAAACAGCAGAAGGTAGAGGATCTAAAGTTGAAACACTACCAGGTGGTACAAACTTAGGAGAGATTGATGACCTTAGGTATTTTACTAACAAGTTGGTGCGTGGTTTACGCATACCTTCTAGTTATCTACCCACAGGCGCAGATGATGGCGCATCGCAATATAATGATGGACGAGTAGGTACAGCATATATCCAAGAACTACGTTTTAATAAGTATTGCGAACGTTTGCAAAGTATGGTTGAAGAAGTATTTAATTTAGAATTTAAACTATTTTTAAGTAGCAAAGGTGCAAATGTTGACTTTGCTATGTTTGATTTAAAATTACAACCTCCACAAAACTTTGCAAGTTATCGTCAAGCCGAACTTGATAATAATAGAATTGGAACATTTACGCAAATGGCCGGAATACCTTATATTTCAAATAGATTTGCTATGAAACGATTCCTAGGCATGAGCGAAGAAGAGATTGCCGAAAACGAACGTCTATGGCGTGAGGAAAACGACGAAAACTTACAACCAACTGATGCCGAAGGTAGTGCAGAAATGAGATCTGCTGGTGTAACTGGTGGCGACTTAGGTGGCGACTTTGGCGGACTTGAAACTGGAATGGATGACGACCTTGGCGGCATCGATGGCGGCGAAGATACTCCTCCAGACACAGCAACAGGTGACGACTTTGGTGCCGCCCCTGCTGGTGATGCAGCTACGGATCAAACAATTTAATAAAGGTAAATAGTTATATGATATTAAGAGAATTGTTTTACTTTGATGACGAAACACTAGAACCTACTGATAACGGTAGGTACGATGCTCGCGATGACAAAAGTATAATACAGATGTCAGATACTAGAAAAGCTAAACTTACACTTAAAGATATTAACAAAGTGCGTAAAGCTAGTGATCAAAAGCGCGAAGAACACGCAGAAGAATTAAACTTTGTAAAACAGATGTACGGAATAGCAGCGCAAGCAGCAGCCACCGGCGGACTATAATGTCAGAAATAGCATTTGTGCTTGGCAATGGTACAAGCAGGCAACAGATATCTATCCCTAATTTAAAAGAACACGGACCTGTTTACGCTTGTAATGCAGTTTATAGAGAATGTGCTGTTGATCATTTAATAGCTGTAGACACAAAAATGGTAATGGAAATTGCAAATAGTAACTATCACAAACAGCATCCTGTATATACTAATCCTAACAAATATTCTCAAGCAGTTGAAGATTTAAATTTACTTAATCCTAATAAAGGATGGAGTAGCGGTCCTACAGCATTATGGTTAGCTAGTACACACAAATATAAAACAATATACATATTAGGTTTTGATTATTTGGGAATTGGCGATAATAACGACAAATTAAATAATATGTTTGCTGATACAAAAAATTATAAACGATCAGATGAACGAGCAACGTATTATGGTAATTGGGTAAGACAAACTACAATGACTATTAATACTAATCCTAGAACTAAATACATTAGAATAACTGCAAACAATAGGGGATTTGTTCCTGATCAACTAAAAGATTTACAAAATTTATATCATCAAACTATTCCTGAATTTATTCAAAAATTCAGCTTAAAGGCACTTCCCGTTTAAAAACGGCGTGCTTTTACACCATTTTACACGTATATTTTCTAAAAAGAGTAAATACAATAGACAGCCTTGTAACAATCAAAGGAGAAAAACATGACTGAACGCAACAAGTTTGAAGAAATGCTTGAGCGCCTAGTAAACGAAGACCGTGCGGGTGCAGAAGAGCTTTTCCATGAAATCGTGGTAGAAAAATCACGTGACATTTACGAATCACTACTAGAAGACGAAGAAGAAGTTGAAGAAACAACTGACGAAGAAGTAGATGAATCAGAAGAAGATTTAGACGAAGCAACTGATGAAGAAGTTGATGAGTCGGAAGAAGAATTAGACGAAGCTGATGAAGAAGTTGACGAATCGTTTTTTGATGAAGCAGATCCAGCAGACGAATTAGCAGGTGCTATCGAAATGCCAGACATGGGTGGCGAAGAAGAGCCAGGCATGGACGACATGGGCATGGACGACATGGGCATGGACGATGAAGAAGGCGAAGGCGATGTAGAAGATCGTTTAACAGACATCGAAGATATGCTAGACGAACTAAAAGCAGAATTTGACGCAATGATGGGCGACGATGAAGCACCAGCAGATGATGACATGGGCGGCGACGACGAAATGCCAATGGACATGGATTCAGAAGAAGGCGAAGACGACGACGAAATGGAAGCGTTTGAAGCAACTGACGAAGAAGTTGAAGAAGCAACCGACGAAGAAGTTGAAGAAGGTGAAAAATCACAAACTGAAACAATGCGCGAGTATGTAGAAAAAGTAACTGCATCAATGGGCGACACTGGTACAAACGGTACAAAGTCAGCAGTTGCAGGTAAAAACGACATGGGCGGCACAGTAGGTAATATTGCACAAAGTTCAGCAGACGAAGCTGGCGGCAAAGCAGCAGCACCAAAAACTGACGACATGGGTAATGTAAATAAACCAGGCGGTAAAGCATCAAAGTCAATGACAAATGCTACTAAACCAGCAATGAACGGCGCAGACGACAAGTCAGCAGGTTCAATGCTAAATGGTGCTCCTAAAAGAGCAAAGTAATTAAGGACTGAAGTATGAATTTACTAAACGAACATTTGAGTTTCGACCAAGCTAAGATTGTTGTTGAGTCTGCTAATGAAGGCAAAGATCTTTTTATGAAAGGTATTTGCATTCAAGGCGGAGTACGCAACGCAAATCAGCGTGTTTATCCCGTTAACGAGATTGGCAGGGCTGTCACCACACTCAACGAACAAATTAGTGGTGGCTACTCAGTGTTAGGTGAAGTAGATCATCCAGATGGACTTAACATTAACTTGGACCGAGTGAGTCACATGATCAGCGAAATGTGGATGGATGGGCCAAACGGTTATGGCAAGTTAAAAATCTTGCCTACTCCAATGGGACAACTAGTTAAAACAATGCTTGAAAGCGGAGTTAAACTAGGTGTTTCTTCAAGGGGGTCGGGCAATGTAAAAGAAGATGGATCAGGAGAAGTAACTGATTTTGAAATAATCACCGTGGACGTTGTGGCTCAGCCCAGCGCCCCCGGTGCATATCCAACACCAATATATGAACATCTTATGAACACCAAAGGTGGATTAAAGGCGTTCCACACAGCTAGGGAAGTACAAGGCGATAAAAAGGCACAAAAATACATTAAAGAGAGCTTATTAGATATAATAAGCAAACTCCAGTGACCAAGGAGAAAGAAATGAATGATGCACTGAAATCACTCTTTGAAAACACTGCTATTTCAGAAGAAGTTCGCACAGAACTTGAAGAGGCTTGGAACGCTAAGGTGAAAGAAAATCGCCTTTCTGTTACTGCTGAATTACGTGAAGAGTTTGCAGGGAAGTATGAACACGACAAGCAAACTATGGTTGAAGCAATTGATTCATTGGTTAGTGAAAAACTAGCTGAAGAAATTGCAGAATTCCAAGATGATCGTAAACAACTTGCAGAAGCAAAAGCTAAATTCGCTGTTGCACAGCGTGAAAATGCAAATCTATTAAAAGATTTTGTATTAGAATCGTTGAAAAAAGAAGTAACAGAACTACACTCGGATCAAAAAGCAATGGCTGACAAGTTTATTGCTATGGAAGAATTTGTAGTTGAGTCTCTTGCAAAAGAACTTGCAGAGTTTTATGAAGATAAAAAAGATCTTGCCGAAACAAAAGTACGTTTAGTACGTGAAGGCAAAGCTCAAATTGATAAAGTTAAGTCAGACTTTATCAAAAAAAGTGCTACATTAGTATCAGAAACTGTTTCGAAAGGTCTTAAAAAAGAAATTTCGTCACTTAAAGAAGATATTGATAGCGCACGTAAAAATGACTTTGGTCGCAAAATATTCGAAGCATTTAGCAACGAATATACACATAGCTTACTAAATGAGAAGTCGGAAACAGCTAAACTATTAAAAGTTGTTAACACAAAAGACAGACAAATAGTAGAAGCACGTGAAGCTGCGGCAAAAGCAATAAATCTTGCAGAAGCACAAGACAAAAAAATCAAAATGATTAATGAGTCAATTGCACGTAACGATATTATTAGCGAACTTACTGGGCCTTTAAGCAAGGATCAGAAAGGAATTATGATGGACTTACTGGAATCTGTACAAACGAAGAAACTTCGTGAATCGTTTGACAAGTATCTACCGGCAGTTATTGACGGTAAATCTCCAGCAAAGAAGAAGGCAGTATTGGCAGAGGCAAAAGAAATAACAGGCAACCGTGTGCAAACACAAACAAATGACATACAAGCAAACGTAGATAACAACAAAGTAGTTGATATTAAGCGTTTAGCTGGACTATAAATAAGGAGAAACCAATGTCAGAACTACTAGAAAGTCGCTGGCACGATACAAAAAGCGCACTTCTTGAAGGCCTACAAGGCACAAAGAAAGCAGTAATGTCTTCAACACTTGAAAATACCCGTAGGTATTTGATGGAGACTGCAACTGCTGGTGCTACATCTGCCGGTAATATCGCAACACTTAACCGTGTTATCCTCCCAGTAATCAGACGTGTGATGCCAACTGTCATCGCAAACGAGATTGTTGGTGTACAACCAATGACTGGCCCAGTTGGTCAGATTCACACACTTCGCGTTCGTTATAGCGACACAGCTGACGATGCAACAGCGGGTGAAGAAGCACTAAGTCCATTCAAACTAGCTATCGGTTACTCAGGTGACGAAGCTGGTTCAGACGCAGGTAGAGCAAATGCAACTGCGGCAATGGAAGGTACAGCTGGTAACAAACTAAGTATCCAAGTACTAAAGCAAACTGTTGAAGCTAAAACACGTAAGCTATCAGCACGTTGGACTTTTGAAGCTGCTCAGGATGCGCAGTCACAGCACGGTATCGACGTAGAAGCAGAAATCATGGCTGCACTAGCACAAGAGATTACTGCTGAAATCGACCAAGAGGTCCTAGCATCTCTATACAGCCTAGCAGGTTCAGCTGAATCAGACGTACAGTTTGACCAAGCTGCTGTTAGTGGTACAGCTACTTTTGTTGGTGACGAACATGCTGCATTAGCAGTTATGATCAACCGTGCATCAAACAAAATCGCACAGCGTACACGCCGTGGCGCAGGTAACTGGGCTGTTGTGTCACCACACACATTAACAGTTCTACAATCTGCAACAACTTCAGCGTTTGCACGTACAACTGAAGGCACATTTGAAGCACCAACTAACACTAAAATGGTTGGTACATTGAACAATGCAATGAAAGTGTATGTAAACACATATGCTTCGGACAGCAAAGATGTACTAATTGGTTATAAAGGTTCTTCGGAATCAGACGCAGCAGCGTTCTATTGCCCATACATCCCACTAATGAGTTCAGGTGTTGTACTAGATCCAACATCGTTTGAGCCAGTAGTAAGCTTCATGACACGTTACGGTTATGTTGAGCTAAACAACACAGCATCGTCGCTTGGCAATGCTGCTGATTACCTA